GGATTTGCGGCTTGCCGATTTCGTGGCTGCTGGCAGTCTTTTCCTTGTCGGCAGATTCGCGCATGGCCTTGACTGATTCTAAGTTAATCGCTGCCCGCTTGGCGGTTAAATCTTGGATAGCCGCTTTCTGTTCTTCAACCCGTTCAATCAGGCGCTGCATATCGGCCTTGTACTCTTCGCTGCGGTCTTGGGCAGCCTTGGCCGCTTCTTCAATGATACGCGCAATCATGGTCTTTGTGGCCGATACTTGGCCTTGTAAGTATTGCAAATCGGCATTGGCATCATTGGCCAGCTTCAGGGTTTCGGCGCTCTGTGTTTTATGAAGTGCTGTCATCTTGGCAAATACATCCAGCGATAACACGGATTCCACAAATGCCCGGCGCTTAGGCGCATTTAAGCGCATAAAGGGAACATAGGATGTTTTGCCGATAAGCACTAGCTGCTTAAAGGTATCAAAATCCATGCGCAGCAAGTTTGTCTCGAGATAGGCCTGATAATCCTTGGCGCTGGCGTTTTGGTCGACAAGTTTGCCGTCAATCAGGATATTAAACACGTCTGGCTTGATGCCGCGCTGAACAATGATGGTGGATTGCCCGATTTCAAACTCTACCTCAACGTAGAGGTCTTTGTTGTTTTTGTTATTGACCAGTTTACCTTTAGTCACATCCCTATAGGGCTTGCCATACAGTACAAAGGCCAGCGCTTCCAAGAATACGGATTTGCCTTGGCCGTTTGCCCCAAGGATGGCAGTGGTGGGGCTTTTAGTTAAATCTAACGTGATGGGCATTGCGCCTACAGACAGGATATTGCGGTAGGTCAGTTTTTTGAATGTAATGTGGTTACTCATGCCTGTGCCCCTTCGTACAGCTTGCCCAAAATGTTTTTAATGCGGGATTTGTCCATGCCTTGAACTTCAATGCCGTCGATACAGGCCAAGATGGTGTCTTTTGCGCTAATCCCGCCATTACTGTCAAGCTTAACGGCTTCGGATAAATCAGATACCGTTTCAATATTGGATTGAACTACCACATTGAACTTGTAACAGGCCTTTTGCAGTTCATCTACCAATACGCGGAACTCTGCGTGGTCAGATACGGCAAAATCCTTGACCTGCAGCTCTAATATCTTGCCTTGATAGGCAGCGGGGTCGAAGGTTGAGTGGTCTATGGCTTCGTACTGCAGGCGGGTATAAGGGTCGTCTGGATTGGCGATATAGGATAGCTCGCCTGTCTCGGTATCCAAGATGGCAAAGCCTTTCTCGGTATTGTAATCAGCCCATGTCAGGTAATAGGGGTTGCCCGTATAAACGATATTGCCCTTGCGGCTTCTTAAGTGGAAGTGGCCAGTCAAGAACAAGTGGAATCGCTTGAATGTTTCGGCGGTTAGACCATAATCGGCCAAGCGCCCGCGCTGCATCTCGAAGCCGATAATATTGGTATGCCCTACGGCATAGCGGGCATGGGATGTCTTGGCATGATGCAAAGCCTGTTCGAGATTATCATTGTTAATCCACGGAAAGGCTGCAAACGGCTCGCCTGCAATCATGTAATCATCAAAACAGTCAAGCAGGGTAACATTGTCGAAAATATCCGGCAGCGGGAACAGGCTGTGATAGCGGTTGGTGTTTTTGTAGTAGATGTCGTGGTTGCCAAGCAAGATGCGCAGATTGACCCCGCTATCGCGCAGTGGCGCAAAGAAGCCGCTGTAAACGGTATCCAGCATCTTGGTGTTCAGGTTTTGGCGGTTATCGAAGACGTCGCCCATATGGATAACGTCGAAGATATGATGTTCTACTAGGGAAGGGAAGAATGTGCCTTGGATGAAATCCATCTGCTTTTGCAGTAGCCATTCATCGGATTTGGATGCCCCAAAATGGGTGTCGGTAATAATGGCGACTTTAGCCATAATGAAAAAGCTCCTTGTGGAGATGCAAAGATGTTTTTGAATTGTAGCAGGATTTGCGGGGATTGCCTAGCAGTAAACGGGATATTGGATGGATTCTAGGCAATCATTAACAACTATATCGAAAAATAGGCATTTTAGAAAACTGTTTAAAATTCAGCAACTTTGTTTCTATCAGCATGGGGTTGGTTGTTGAGGGTCAACGCCATCTTTTCTCGGCAATCATTAATATATTGCATGGAGGTTCTGCTAGATTTTGCCTAAATTTTGGGCACAGGAAGGGAAACCATACGGGATTTAGGCCAATCATTAACATCTATCTACAAATTCAAGATAATTCATGATTACTTTAAAAATCAATACTTTTGTTTCTATCAGCATGGGGTTGGTTGTTGAGGGTCAACCCAATAGCCAGCGAGTAACCATTAACATCTTTACTCGTCCAGCATCTTCAACAATTCTTCGCGAGGTATCATGAACTCCGTGCCATCCGGGGCACGACTGAAGTAATCGGTAGTCATATCCCGCATCATTTCTACCTTGCGGGCAGCCCTTGTATTTTCTTCTTTGATTACTGCATGGAATGCCCATGCGATACATTGGTCAAGGAAGCCAAACGGATTATTGCTTCTCGCAGGGTCATACTTCTTGATGGCCTTTACGCAGGATATGATGGCCGCTCCCTGCATTTCGTCGATCCAAGTATAGTCGCGGTAATTGAATTTCTGTCCCATGCCCTTAACCATATCAAGGATGGCTTGGGCAATATAACGGTTGGCTTTCGGTTCAGGCAGGCCTTTCTCTTCGGCTTCCTTGAGCTCAGCCTGATACTTCAGGATTTCTTCATGCAGTTTCTGCTTATCAACATAATGCGCCATATGGGCTTCCCTTTCGCGTGTGTTTAAACATAGTATAACATAGTTTTCTGTCAATGCAATTTCTCGGGTCACAGATGGCCACAGATTGCGATTAGAAGGGTCGGTAATACCCTAGCCTACCTCTAGGGGTTGAAGGCCTGAATTTCGCGTTTGTGATGCGAAAGCGACTCGAAGCAATCTTTATGTTGTCGCATATTGCATTTAAATCAATATAGGCCTATAATACGAAGCATGGAAACAGAAAGGAAACATCATGTCGCTAATCCAACACATCGCCGATTTCAATACCCGTTATGAAATGGTCTGCGATATTGCCAAAAGCCTTACCCCTGAAGATGAAATGTGGGAAGACTGCCCGTTTTACTGCGCCAGCATTGCCGATTTGCCTGAAAGCGTAGAAGATAAAATGCGAGCCGCTGCATTTGCCCGCTCGCATTTCACTTGCCACTTCGGCCAATTAGTGTTCAACGGTGGTTTGGATAACCCCGCAATGGTTGCCGAAGCCGATAGCAAGGATAATGCGCTGGTTGATTTTGCTTCAGCCGTATTTGAAATTGCGCTGCGCCAGTACATCGCCGAGAACGAATAATTATAGCGCATAAAGAAACCCCCTAATCCCGATTACTCAAGATTAGGGGGTTTGCCTTACCCATCCCTAGGGTGTTTAGTCTTCTACCAAGTGGAAGCATTCTTCCAAGAAGGAATCGACACAGGCCTGATAGAGGTGCATATCAGATTCCTTGGTCATATCCAAGCCGAGCAGTTCTACGAAATCCGGCGCGTACTTGCGAACCACATGGAATTGCGCAGTGCGGGCTTGATGGTAGGCAACCTGCTCGTTGGCGTTGTTGGCTTCGAACCAAGCTCGGGCTGCTTGGCGGATGGTTTCAGTTAAGTTCATTTGGATTCATTCTCGCGGTTAAGTTTGGAAATTTCGGCATTGTATTGCTGGATTGCCGAACCGTATCCTTTCCACTCTGCAAGGTCATCCCGCTGGCGGTCGGCTATTTCTGCCACTCTAGCATATCTTGTCGCGCACTGTTGGAAAAGCTGCCAGCCTCGGGCAGCGGTTTTGCCATCAAGGCGGACGGTGGTTGAGGTGCCGTCGGGATTTTCAAGGGTGTAAATTTGACGTTGGGCGTAGCCGCGCAGGCTGTCAAGCTCAGAGCGCATACGGCCAATACTGCGTTGAGTTTCATGGCGTTCCCTTTCTACTTGTGCCTGCATATTGCGGATGCGGGCATTTGCGTTGGCGTTGATTTGCTGGATATGGCGTTCATGGATTTCCCGCTCGGTTTGCAGCTTGGCCGTTAATTCTTGGGTGGCCACCTGCTTACCTTCGCGGAACTGGGCTTGGCGGTCGAGATACCATACCGTGTACATCGACATGACGACTAGGAAAATGGCAATCTCTTTGCGCCAAAGTTTAACCGCGCCTAAGATAGTTGTAAACATGGGGTTGTCTCCGTATTGGGATTACTACTATTTAGGCGCAGGGTTGGATTACAGGCGGAAATCTATTGTTACATCCTCTGTTACCACATAACGGCATACGCGGGCTTTAGCACCGTCGTAATCAACCGGGATGGATACAAAGTCTTTCGGGTTGACCTTAACAGCTACCACGCGGTTCGTGCTACGGGCAAAATGCGGAATGTAGGATTTTGCGCAGACATGCAATCCGGCGCTGCAGGTTTGATGCGGGTCTTCCACTACATCTTCGCGGGGCATGGATACTGTCGTGCCGACACTGTTATCCATCGTGCCGCTGTGGCAATCCAAGTAATTGTAGCGAACTACCTTCCAAGCCTGAACATCGCCGTCTGGCAATACTTGGATGTCGTTGTGTGCCATAAATGCCCAAAGATGTTCGCGAGCAAGCTTGGACGGGTTTTCTTTCAGCTTATCCATGAAGGCCAAGAGTGAAGCCAGTTCGTCTTTCATGCCTTCGCGGAAACGGGCAAGCAGGGCAATGGCAATATCATCTTTGACTGCAATGCCGTCAACAAATACTTCATTGCCTTTCACGGTTACTCGGTCGCTGGTCTTGGCCTTCACTTCATTGGTCAGGGCATCTTCGAACAGCATTGCCCATTTGCCGCTATTGGCGGGCACGCCTTCGCGGATTAAAGCCGTTGCCGCTGCAAATGCTGCTGCATCTGATTTTTGGATAATGCGTACAGTCGGCTCGTTATCCAGTTCCTGACGGGCGACATAGATTTGATGGCCGAAATCCATGTAGCTGTAGCGATACTGGCGTTTCGGGGCTGCCTTCTTGGCTTTGGGTTTGGCGGGTTCGGCCTTCTTGGCAGGTTTAGCAGGTTCAACCTTCTTAGCAGGCTTGGTTGGCTTGGCCTTAGCAGCAGTCTTCACGGGTTTGGCCTTGGGCTGCTCGGCCAAATGCTTTTTGTATAGCACGGCATAGCGCTGGCAAGAGCGTGTGGTGATGCCATAAACATCGGCGATTTCCTGTGCCGGGGTATCTTCTGTGCGCTCTGCATACGCCTTGCCGATTTCCAGCTTTTGTTCGTAAGTAAATTTGTCTGACATGGTTTTAATCCTTAACAGGCTAGGTTTTGCAATAATTCAAAATTCCGTTCTCGCCAACCGTTTACCAGATGGGCAGCGGGTATTTCCAATTCCTTACGCCATTTAATCAAATCTGATAATAACAGCAAGGCGGTAAATTCGTGATTTTGAATTACATTCTTAACATACTCGAGATATTGTACTACAGCTTCAGGGGTTTCTACAAGGCCAAGCTCGGCAGCTTTGAATAATACCTGATAGCTATCATACCTCCCACCGTAGCCCCTTCTTAGATACATGTTCAAGTTGGCATTCTTGAACAATTCCTTGTAAACCGTATTTGTCGGGAAGTTCAGCAATTTGTGAAGATGCTCAAAATCAAAATCCCGTTTATCTTTCATGGGATAAACATCATTTACCGCTGCATAGATTTTGGGCATCAGTAGGTTTACAGGATAACCGTCTGCAAAGCAAACCCCGTTTTTACTGGCATACTTGGCAATACATCCCTTACTAATCAGCTTGGGGTTGAACTCGGCGATATGCTTGTAACCCAGCTTTCTAACGCGCCTTTCAATCTTGCGGGGGATTTGGCGGAAATTGAAGCCCAACAACATCAGTTCTTGGCGGTCAAACTGCGTCGGCAATATTTGAGAAAAGTTATCGTCTCTGAAGTGGTAATAGGTTGTTTTAATCGGGTTTACTTCAGGAATCCAATAGCGCTCTTCTTCTTTTGGCAATGGCGCAGGCGTTGGCTTTGTCAGGCGCATTACATCAGCATACTGTGTTTCAATGCCGTCGCCAATGATTGATTTGGCCATTGCCAAGTCATCGCGGCAAACCACGACCGTGAAGTTTGTGCCAACCCGACGGAAACCGCGAACCCGGTTTGGCGTCATCTTAAACGGGTTCGGCATCACGATATATTCAATTTGGCGCTTACCGCGTTTATCAATTGTCTTCATAGAGCGAGCAATACTAAGCAACAGGTTAAACGGCGAAGTAAAGGCAATCTTCTTGCCAGCGGTTCTTTGGAAGTTGCCGTTTTCTTCGCGGATGCACATCACATGGGTTTCCAGCCAAGTGCATTCAGTTTGAAATGCTTTTGTTGAAGATACATTGCGGAAGGTATCGTCAATATCTGCCAAGTAATCAACTGGCGTGGCGTAGTCTTCGCGCTTGTACAGGTTTTTCAGTTGCTCGTTGGTCTTGGCCAAGAGTTCGTCTAAGCGGGCAATAGTTGTATCATCATATGAAATCTCTTCGCGCCCTGCAGTCAAATCTAAATAACCGATTGGGCATTCGATAAACAGCTCAGAGCGCAGGGCGTGTATCCACGGGCAATTCTTGATATGCATGTTGGATATACCGTAAGCCACCCCGCCGATTACCACATTGACAGAGCGGTTTGCAGGGGCATTGGGTACGTCAAAGGCAATGCCGTCTTTCTTCAGCTTGGCCACATCTTGTTCGCGGGATTTGAAACTGTCGCGAAAATCGCCGTTGATGATTTCTAACGGCATATCCAGCCAGTACAGTTGGTTGGCCACAGAATGGGTAAATCGGCGGGCATCTTGGCCTTCTACGGGCACGGATACCTTCAGCCCGTTGGGTTCGCTGGTAGCCTTCTCACCCATGATGGTGATTTGCGGTAATCCATCCGGTCCTTTGAAACACATAGCGTTTACTTCTTGGCCATCCTTGCGAGCTCTAACGGTAAAGGCGTTGGTATAGGATAGAGGAGTTTTGCTGCCTAGGCCGAAACCGCCCATCTGTTCGTTGGTATTGGTTTTGGACGATTTGAAGAAGGTGGTATAAACATGCAGCAGTTCATCCTTGGATAAACCTGTGCCGAAATCTTCGACGGTAAATTCAAAGTTATCCAATGCAGGCAGCGTGATTTTGACTGGTTGTCTGTGCCCTGCAGCGACGTGGCTGTCTACGGCATTGCAAGTTAGTTCCCTAACAATCGAACCAATCTTGTCGCTGTACAGGTTGCTCGTCAATACCTGATAAGCCTTGGGATTAGCGGCAATGCTGAAATTCTTGGTTTCGCCCTGCAGGGTACTGCCTAATAGCGGGTTCTTTTCTTCGATAATCATTCTGGTTTCCTTCGCTTTTTAATACAAGTCTAATCATAGCAAAAATCCCTAGCGGGTAGGCTAGGGATTACATAACTTTACGATTTATCTTTGACTAGTGTACATCTTTTCCTCGATAGCTTCCGGGATTTTTGGCAGTTCCGCCCAACCAATATGAAAGCCTTTGGCAAATGTGCCGATACTGGCCACGCCATAACGGGAAAGCAGTATCAGCTTGTTATGCCTTGGGGGCGGATATTTGTCGGGGTCTTTGAAGTACAGCGCTGTCGTGGTTGGTACAAGCATATCAGTCCTCCATATCCTTCAGATTTGCTGCAATGTATAGAATCACGCCGATAATCGACAGACTGATAAGCAGACCGCCAAAAACGTGTAATAGCCAAGCGCTCATGGTTTGCTTTCCACAGCCAGTTTGGCATAAAACTCCGACTTCTCACGGCTTGACAGACTTTTATCGGCTTCTACGGCTTCGCATAAGGCCTGAACGATATCGGGATTGCTATGCAATACTGCCTTCAGGATTTCCGATTCAATGCGTGAAAGCGATTGACCATGCAGGGCGTAGTCATTAAAGGCTTCCAGCGTGATTTGCAGCTTGCCTGATTCTTCTAGCAAGGCATAGATGGCTTCGGCCAGTAATCGGATTTCAAGTTGGGCATGGCTATCCAAGCGCAGGCGCAGGAAGTGGAACAGGTTTTTAATATCGGCCACGAAGGCAATCTCGGTATAGGTATTGAGTGTCAGGATACCACGGGCGACTTCGCGGGATACATTGTCGTTGAGCAGCTTATAGTATTTGGCTTCAGTATAGGCAGCGACATCAACAAAGCGGCTTTGCAGGCCTAAACTGTTGGGCAATTCTACTTCTTCGCTGCCCTGCTTGTTGGTGGTCGATTGAGGGTTCATCCGGGATTTCGGAGGGATGTAACTACCGGTGCTCATGACGGAGTAACGGCCTGACATTTCATTGAAGCTGAAGGTGCGGTGGCGCATCAATTGCCGGGCAACCTGAATCGGGATTTTGACGTGGAACTTGGCGATTACGGCTTCAAACGGGCTGGTATGGCCGTGGCGCATCAGATAGCGCAGCAGGTTTCTTGTATCGTTGATGCTTCTTGTGCCGTCGCCGTAGCTCATGCGGGCAAATTCTTCAATGGATACATCATTGCCAAACAAGCCTGTCAGTGCCACAAAGCCGTGGTCAAGGTAGGGTTTGGTTGGATGGGCGTCTTTAATTTCGTCAAAGGTCATAGCAATCCTCGCTCTAAAAGATAAATCATGGCATTAAATAAAGTTAATGAACAAAATCGCACATTAAGGGAAAACGCAAGCATGGACGATAACCGCATTGCCGTCAGCGTGCAGGTCGCGGATTTGGCATCGCTGCTTGCGCAGCTCGAACAAAACATCAGCGCCGTAAATTCGCTGGCCTCCCGCATTTCAACAATCGAACAGGAAATTACGGATATGAAGAAGATTATACCAAAACCGAAGGGGTGGCGTAAATGGCTTCGTCAGGGATAAGCTTACAAATTGTTCAAGACTTGATACAGCCCATCATGACGGCGCTTGGTACTAGCGTGGCGGGTTATTTTTTGCTGCGCAACAAATTATCGCATGACAAACTGGAAATCAGTAAAAACGATACTGAATACAAATTCATTCAGCAGCTAGAGAGTTCCCGCCAGCAATCGCTGGATAATGAAATTAAATTACGGGCAATGCTGAATGCGGTACAGAGCGACTATAGCGAAGCTACCCTGAAAAACAACCAGTTATCGCAAGACATCGATACCCTGCTTATACAGGTCAAAATCCTAAACAATATCATCCAATCCATGCACAATCAGTTGGTGGCCGTGCGCAATGATTTGGTTAGGCAGATTAAGAAAAACGACGAACTTGTTAAAAAACTGGCTGAACTAGGAGTACAATTATGAACGCCGCGCCCATTGAAGAAAACAAAGTCTATACCGACGACGAGATTGCCTTGGCCTTGAGTCAAACGGAAAATATCGTGCGCAAAATACAAGCCCGGCGCGAGAGCTACCGGGCGGACATGCAGAAATCAAACAATGCGATTAAAGAACTTATCGCTATGCTGTTTCCGGATGATACGGAACTGCAACCGCTAGACCACGCCCATCTGCCAACATAATCTTGGCCTTGGCAATATGCGCTTGCCGAAACAGCGGGGGGTTGGTATAGATGAAGTTCTCAATAACCGTCAGCGTAATGGCCGGATGACGGGTTCTGGACAGATGTTCAAGGCGCTTGCTGATTTCGTCGATTGCTGCCATACAATCGACACAATCTGCGCGATAATCCTTATCGTATGCCGTGATATACATCGCAGCCGATACGCCTTTATCGCTACCTGCCAAGCTGAACAAGATTGTTGTGCCGTTGAACTCTGGAAACTGGAAGGGTAAGCCTTGCTGAAGCAGGCTTGCCATTTCTTTTGCATTGACTTCCCCGGATACGGGCAGCTTGCTGTCAACCATGGGGTCGAAGTAGGCGCTGTGGCCATAGGCATTGTTGCTGTCAATGATGGTTAGATGGCGCAGGATAAATTTCTCGCGCTTGATTTGACATCCTCCCCTTGTTAAATCAAAGAGATTCCTACCAGTTCTCACATTTTTCATAAGATACTCTCAGTGGGTTCTTGCTGCTGACTTCTATTGAAGTTCACTTCACAAGCTCTATGGGCATGCCCTGCCCTGATTAATATTTAGACAGCTAAAATAGCCTGTCCACGGTTTAAGATGTTGATTGCTCCAACCACATCCGCATTTTCAGTATAACCACAATCAACGCATTCAAAATCGGCCTGTGTTCGGCGGTTTTCCTTAGCTACATGCCCACAGCAAGGACAGGTTCTACTGGTATTCTGTGGCGGTACAGCGATTAAGAAACCGCCATTCCAAGCCAATTTATACGTCAACTGCCGTCTAAACTCGAACCAAGATTGGTCTAGGATAGCCCTATTCAATCCTGATTTTTGTCTAACGTTCTTGCCGGGGGCTTCAACAGTGCCTTTTGCTGTCTTAGACATATTCGCTACTTTCAAATCTTCAACATAAACAATCGCGTGGTTTTTGCTGATTTTGTTGGAAATTTTGTGCAGGTAGTCTTTACGGATATTAGCTATTTTGTGGTGCAATCTGGCAATCTTAGCTTTTAATTTCAGCCAGTTATGACTGCCTTTAACCTTATTTTTCAGTTGACGTTGCAACTTCGCCAATTTGCCTTTGTAGGTTTTAAAAGCATTCAACGGCTCAAAATATTCACCATTAGACAAAGTAGCAAACCGTACAATACCCATGTCAATACCGATTTCACCGCCTGTTGGGGTTGGAGTTTCCATCTCAATCTCTGTTTGAACAGAGACATACCACTTACCGCATTTTTGGCTAACCGTTACATTTTTAATTTTGCCGTCAACATCACGGCTGTTACGGTATCTGACCCAACCGATTTTTGGTAGGTAGATGCGGTTATTGTGTTGTTCAAGTTTGCAGCCTTGTGGAAATCTGAAACTATCTTTATCGCCTTTGCGTTTAAATTTCGGGAAATCTGCCCGTTTGGCGAAGAAGTTTTTGAAACTAGCTTCCAAATCTTTCAAAGATTGCTGAAGCACTTGGGCATTGCAATCTTTTAGCCAAGGTAATTCACGTTTCCATTCAGGAAGCAAGTTCGCAAGTTTAACGTAGCTAAATCTAAATGATTTATCAGCTTCATACTGTTCATCCTGCCAAGCCAAAGCCCGATTAAACACGAAACGGGAACAACCGCAAAACTGTTTCATCTTGCGGATTTGTTCTCCGTTAGGCATTAATTCAAACTTAAAGGCTTTGCGTAGTTTCATGGGTTGAAGGTAAAATCGGATTTCTTTATATTATACAATTAGGATATGAGAAAGGCAAGTCGCCTCGCCATAATCCCGGGATTTCAATATTCGCCCATCATTATACAGGAAATCAACCCCCATCAAAAGGATTTGACGCAACCCCTATAGACACACCAAAGGAATTTAAGCTAACAGGAACTCACAATGGGCAAAGCATCTCTTGATACCTGATAACATGCTCCTCGCCCATTGCGCCTTTAGGTCATGATAACACCCGTGTTACCTGATAGCAGGCTTCCCATAGGCGTTTGAACTCGGCGTTTTGCTGTAGGTAGCTTACGCCTTCTTTATCGGCAAAGGTAATGCCTTTGTTCTTGAGCTGAAACAAGAACTCGCCGAACATGGTTTCGGGGGTGGCATTGCCGCTGCCGGATACAATCAGCATCGCGTTGCCCAATGCGTCCCACTCTTCTTCTTTGCGGAATACGCTTGCACCGAGGACGCTTGATAACAGCTCGGCCATACCGCGCATGATTCTTCTATTCATATATTACTCCTTGTTTAGGGGGTTGATGATGGATGGTTTACTTGTAGCCTATATTATAGCAAAAATCCCCGCCGCTTTGGCAGGGATTTATTTGTTTTTGATTTAGCGCTGTTGGTTCTGTTCAACACATACTTTTTGATAGTAACCTTTGTAATCTGAATGCTCCCCGTTTTTCACGGCAGCGCAATAACGCTCTTGTTCTTGCATCGCTCCGTCGAAGTCGTCATATCCGCTAACGGCAAAACAGGCTAAGGCAGCAATCAGGGCAAGCAGTACATAACGCAGTTTCATATCAGTTCCTTTCCTTATCAGTACGTGGATATTATACGGGGATATTGCATTTAAATCAATATCCCCTATATGTAAATCCGCGTTAAACTTCTATGCAGAGCGGCAAGTCGTTTAGTTCTTGATGGCCAAAGTAGCCAAAGGCGTTGATATGAACGTGATTACCTTGGCTGGTTTGGAAAACGCCCCTTGTATGGATATGTCCGCAAATCATGGCCGTGATATTGGATGTATCAAAAGGCAGTTCTGTGCCAAATCCTACGCTGCTACTGTAGCCCAGCTCGTTTGATATGCGCTCTGTCGGGGCGTGATGGGTAATCAGCACATTCTTCATATCCGGTTTGGCGTGATACTGGATGGCTTCGACAGCCAATGACCATTGAATATCAATATCGATAAAGCCCTGCAAATCGTGAATCATGTGCAGGTCGTTAAGCATGCCCTGCAGGCGCAGCGCTTCTACAGGCGAAGGCTTGGGAAACCATAGCGGCGCTCCGATAAACCGGATACCGTCAAGTTCTACGGCAGAGCAGTCTAAGTAGTGCATATTGGGATAGCGGTCGGCGAAGGATTGGCAAAACGTGTTGCCTTGCAGCAGGGTTACCCCGTAATACTCGTGATTGCCTGCGATATAAATGACGTGTTTATATTGCTTGATGTATTGGGCTAGATAGTCATGCAGATGGGGCAGCATAGAAGCAGGGGCAAGGTCGCCAGCGATAATCAGGGTATCGGCTTGTTCGTGGTTGGTTAGGTATTTGCCATAAACATCATGAAAGGCCTCGTGGATGGCCTTGCCAAGGAATTCAATGTGCAAATCGCTTACAATCTTCAGTTTCATAATAGTTCAACCTTAATCATTAACATTCTATCGGAAATTCTTTGATTTTTGGAAATCCTTGCAACTGGTTAAATTGCAAGGATTTCTGTTCAACGGGGCATCGGTTGGTTGTTGAGGGTGCAACCGATACCTACTCAAGTAATCATTAACATATTACGCCTGTGGCATGTATCGCTTGATGAGCGTATTCAGCAAACAGCGGGGATTGGTCAAATCCATATCAAACACTGTCTGCGCAATAACGGGGTTATAGCCGTCTACGCAGATGACGCCGCGTTTGGTATAGATGGGATAGCCCCGCTTGGCGTTTAAGCGCCAGTAAACGATTTGCGGGGGTTTGCCGTCAAACAATGTACTTAATCTGCCGTAATGCACGCTAACCCCGGCATCATCGATATAACGGTCTCCGATAATCAGCAAGTAATCGGGTTTCTCGCCTTTCTCGGCCAATTGCTCTGCCCATCCTGTTACATCTACCCTATGATTCATCCTAGGCTGCATCACGCGCTTAACAATATGGGCAAAATCTTCTTGGCCTGCATCATGGATATTACGCCCGCCAAATACGGCAAAGCTGCTTGTGGTTTGCAATGCGGCTTTCATAATCCATAATGCCTTAAGCATCGGGCTTGTTGGCCTGTTGATGTTACCCATTGCTGCGCTGGTGTTAATCATTGGCACGACTGTGAGATGGCTTGGGAAGCTGTAGGGCAAATCTCTCTCGGTTAATACCTTCTCGCCGTCTATCTCGGGATAATGCTTTAAGCGCTTGCCCATCTGCTTGCAGTATTTGTGCCATAGGATATTCCTGTGATGCTTGATGGCATTCATGGGTTCATTTAACGGGTCGATTTGGCGGTAATCCTTGCGGGTAAGCTTGGCTTCCAAGGTATCGTTAAGGGATACAATGCGCTTCCTGTACTGCTTGGGCGTCATGCCCAGTTTGCGGGCAATCTTGTAGGCGGTATAGCCTTTCCTTGGCAGCCATTTGGCCATCAGGGGGTTTCCCGCATCCAGTTCAGCCTTAATCATGGATGTAACCAGTTTGCCCATGGGGCTGTTGACATAATGCAGCAAGTCGCTATAGCAACCAATAAGTGGGATTTGCCTAATCACAAACTCGGCGTCTGCCGAATGATGTTTAATCAGCCATCTTACGGATGAACGAAACGGGCTGCGACGGCCAAGGCCTTTCACATCCCTACTCCATAACAGGATGGCCAAAGCGGCTTCACTGTCAACAGCATAGGCAGCCTTGAAGGCGTTATGCCATTCATAGTAATTGCGTTCATAGGCTTGCTGCAGATACCACAGTTCGGCGGGTAATTTCGGCATTTCTATTTCCTTTCTTGATAAAACAACGCCCGCAATTATATCAAATCGCGGGCATCGGTAGCAATGGGGTTAATCACTCTTCTCGCGGGCTTCGAGCATCGCGTCGGCCATTCTATAAGCCCATTTGGCCACTGCTTCAGGATGGCGAGCCAATGCTAGTTTGTTGCGGAAATGGGTTTGGAGCGTCCCCATTACTTGCGCTGCAAAGTAATCCCGCAGGCTCATTCCCGCGTTATCTTTAAAAGTATGGTTTGAAGTCGTGGTAGGAAATGCAGGTGGCGATTTTAGGTCTGTCATTATTGTTCTCCTTTATGGCTAAAAGTAGTCGATATGCAAAACCGTTAGATTTCGCGTTTTAAGGGGGTTGAAACATCGAGGGTAGGCTAGGGTATTACCCTAATGCTTAATCGCAATCTGTGGCGATTGTGAAGCGACTGTGGCCTATGTTTTAATTTCCTGTTCGTACAGCTCTAGAGCTTTCTCGAGAGCATCCATGTATTTTTGATGCAACCACATCTCGTCATAGATGGCTTGGTATATCCCTGCAAAATCTTTGACTTCGTTCAAAGTATAAAACATATTGAAGCGGGCAAACAATCGCCCCGCCATTTTCACATAAGCATAAGCGCAGGCATTCGGTTCTATCTGCCTTTCAAGGTATGCAATACGTTCTTTCAATTCTTCGCGGGTATATACCGGGTAATGGAAATTCTCTTGTGTTGCCCAAAACTCAATATCGCATTTCAAATCATAAGACATTGGTCAATCCTTGGTATCGGTAACAAGCCTAAATAATACTACCAGCATATGCAGTATTAGTAAAGTTTAACCAATCTTTACTATTGATATATTGATTTAAATGCAATATAGCGTATAATCAAATCCGTTGACAACCAGTACAAGAAAGAAGAAATCATGTTGAAATTCAAGACCTTTAAAGGTAACAACGTTGAAATCGATACCAAGAAAAAGAAAATCTACGGAGACGGTAAAGAGTTCGCCTACGATATTGTTAGGATACAAAAAGGATTGGTTTGTTCGGGGTAGGCAACAATCAAGCCATTGCTTTAGACAAAGCCAGTTCTGAAAAGTGGTTGAAGATGGAGAAGGAAGAACAGCTTGCCCGCTGGAAAGCCGCTGCTGAAATTACCAAAGCCCGACGCGCCAAAGTACCGGGATTAGAAGAACTGGAAATCGCTTACCGCGAATCCAATGAAGCCTATCACAGCCGTCGCCGCGCCATCGAATCAGGGGTCAGTGTTTTCCGCGCTACGAAGGATTGGGACAAAATCATTGACGAGCTTTGCAAGAAATATCCCCGCGCTGCCGTATGGCATAAAGCGGATTCTTATGAATCTGCCAGCAATTATGCCAAATCTGCTGCCGGTGCGAAAGCCAAGAAAATCATTGAAGACGGTGGTAGCCTGAAAGATGCCGAAGCCGTACTTAAAAACTGGACGAACGACGTTTACATCGATTGATACCTAGGATGCAGTAAATCCCCCACCAGTTTGGCGGGGGATTTTTGTTCTTGTTAAAACTGGGAAAGGCCTTATAGGCCATGTTTGGCAATCAAAGCTCTACAATCTTGTTCGCGGTAAACTGGTTCTCCATATTGATTGCGTTCGTGGGTAATCCCATTCAACATATCGAATGGAATACGCATCTCAAACCATCCGCTACCATCTGGATAACGAACCCAACACCCAATCCCACGATAAGAATCGAAAATTTCAGGTTCAATAGTTACGCTCCAGTTATTTCTTAGATAATCAAGGCGTTCTTGATAAGGCAATCTATGATAGCTGTTATATTCCATCATATCGGCAATGGTAAATGACGTACTCATAATATCCTCCGCTTCTATCAGTTTACTTTGCTACAAACAGGTAGCTATCATCACAAAATTTAATCCAGCGTCCTTCTTTGCCAGAAAATTCATTAACACAATCGTCGCTTGTTGAAACATAGCTAGGCATGTTTTTGACAGCATCAAGTTTGGCTTGATAGGTATCATGTTGTGGCAAAACTTGAAGCTGCGCTGTTTCAGCGTAATCAGGATAATTTCCGTATTTTCTCGGTTTAGGTCTCCACATAGTAATTTCCTCGAAAAACAAAAGGCTGCATGACGCAGCCTTCCAATCGTTGTTACAATCCTTCGCGAGCAATCAAATCTCGGCAATCTTGTTCGCGGTAAATTCGATACCCATTCTCTAGGCTTGAAATTTCTTCTCGGCGTTCAAATGGGATGCGCATTTCAAACCACGAACTTCCGTCTGGGTAGCGAATCCAACTACCCACCCCGCGATATTTGTCAAAAATTTCAGGGTCAACAGTAACTTGTTCTTGATTAGCAAGATATTCAAGGCGTTCTTGATAAGGCAGGCGGTGATAGCTGTTGTACATCATTACATCGGCAGTAGTGAAAGCAGTACTCATAATTCCTCCGTTTTTCACAATTTCCAGCAAATTTCAACAACTGCATTATAGGGCAGTTGTTGAAATTTTACTAGATTTTATTAGTTATTTTTTGTAAATACTACAACGAACGCCATTTTTCCAACGTTTCCTTGGTTACAGAATCTAATAATTTATTCCTTAACTCTTCTTTTAAATCCTTCAGCGATAAAACAGGCTGCCCCCGTTTCTTCAAAAACACATATATCGCTTTAGAAATATAAGACGCTTTTTTGCGACGTCCTGATACTTCTTTCTCAATAATAGTTGTATCGCTTACCCCTTCCAAGCGTACTGTGTTAAAAGCAACTACAATATTCCCATCCAACTTGCCGCGCAGTAAAGCCCCATTTTTTACAATCTCAGCCATGGTAGCAGACGCGCCTTCATGGGTATCAATCAAAATATCTTCTTTTACTTGGCGGGTTCGGCTTGCGTTATTTTTAATCGCCGCTGTCATTTCTGACAAAACCCACACAATGTGGACATTCTGTTTCTGATACCCGGCATCGGTAACATACTTGATAATATCTTCAAGCTTGCTGTACTCTTTCAAGGACACATCAAATATCAGATTGGGCTTGCGTCGGGGGTCGGCCAGCATAACGCTGTCAAATACGGTATTCTTCTGTCGGCCTTCAATACCGAGTTTCTTTGCTACCCCATGGGCAGTCGAAACGTTATCGGGGTTAGACAGCCAATCCGGCTTATCTAAATCAACCCCGGGCAAGGCCTTTTGTAACTCCTTGCGCCATTCGGGGATGCGTGTCATCCACGATTTCAATTCGTCGACATCAAATACCTTACCTTTGATGTCAAGCAGGTTCTTCAAAATCGTGCCTTTGCCGCTACCAGCCCCGCCTGCCAGTATCACTACTTGACCAAAATGGCTGTCTTTCTGATTAGCCAGTTGGATAAGCGCTTCTTCTAAGATGCCAGCCCGTGAGTGGTCTCGGGTAACTTCAAACAAATCTAAAGATTTAGCCAAATCTGCAAATGCTAGTGCCATGTGAAAATATCCTATAGTATCGATATAACTATAGGATATTTATTAAACTCTACCACTTGTCCAGCGGGCATTTGCTGGCGCTGAATGTTGTCTTGGATTTAATCACGCAGCCGCATTGCCTGCATATTTTCAGCATAGGCGCTCTATGTTCGCACTCTTGGCAAATCCTGCGCCTTTCGGCACGGAGTTCCATCGGGGCAAATATCGGAGCGGGATTATCTATTTCGTCATCGTCAATGAAGTTCATCGTAGGCTCTCAATCAGTTCTGACAGCGCAAAGGCATCATAAGCAGCATCATACAAAGCGACATGCTTGATACAAGGTTCGTCAAGTTTGGCCTTGGCTTCGTAGTAGCCGTTATTGCTGCCCTGCAGGCAGTCAATCATGGTTCGAATGTCGCGCTGCTTGTTATAGGGGATAGCGGGCTTAATATTATATAGGCGGTAATTTCTGTCAAGAATGGCAAAGTCAAAGGCCATGCCCCTGCTGCAAATCCAACTATCCTTTGTGAAGCCGTGATGGTTGGTCAGGAAATCGTTTAAGAACTTCAGGCCATCTTTCAGGGTAACATCCGACGGCAGTGGATGGATATAACGCCGGGCTTCATCCGATTGCTTCGCCCACCAAGCCATTGTGGATTCATTAGGCTTGTGGGTTTTATCCCGGATTTGCTTTTGCCAGTCCAGCTTCAGGCTGAAGGTCGTGTTGACATAGGTGCTGTAGGCTTCATGCTTGGCGAAATCAATCGGGGTACAGGCTATGGATGCTACCGGGGCATCAGTTTCCAAGCCAAGCGTTTCAATATCAATAATAAAGTGGTGCATAATTACTTCCTTTCAGGGTTAAAACAAATCATCCAAGGCAGTCTTGGGGTTCAATGGGTGCTTGTGAAAAACAAAAACTCGTTCATTACTCGAACGGATTTCCCCGGCTATCACGCGCTGCGATATGGCCAGCGTATCCAAGGTGGTTTGATAGCCTTTCGATTCGGCATATTGGATACAGCGGTCTTCCATGTCAAATTCTTTGTAGTTCTTGATATTGATTATCACGCAAGTATCAGGCGCTGCATATCTGAAACTGTTATCTAGTGTTGGATACAGGAAGGATTCGCACCATGCATCAAAATCTGTATCCGGCCTGCAGGATTGTTCGCCGTTCTTGTAGTCTTCCAAGATGAAGTAGGGCGGGCTGGTCAACATGATTTCGGCCTTGCATTCCAATCTCGGCTCATAGTATTCGCTACCATGCGGGATGACTTCAAACTTCCAATTCGGTTTGAAACGCTGTATTTCTTGGCCAAGTTCATTCAGGTTGGCAATCAATGGCGGATTAACTTCAAAGCCTATGTAATCCAAATCCAATACTGCAGCGGCAAGCATCCTGACGCCCCAGCCACAAGAAGTGTCGATATAAATGTTAGTAGATGGCCTGCGATACTTGGCAAGCAGTCTCACGCATTCTGTTAGCGGGAAATTGGTTGCCCCGCCGACAATCCTAAACAGGGAAATCTTCAGAAACTTGTGGACATTGACCATTAGCGGATTAGATGGCGTGAAGGTCTTGGGTTTGGCTTCAATGTATTTCTTCATTGCCGATACCCATTCATCGGATAGCAGAAAGTCATTGGGGCTGTAGAACGCCCTGTCTAATCGTACATCTCCCTGCAGCTTGGCAAACCAGTAACCGTTGATTAGGTTATGGCTGTTCGTTTTGCCCCTGACGACTACATCATAGAGCTGCTTTCTTACATCGGCAATATCAATCTTGGGATAAACGTTATCCCTGACATATTGGATGAAATCAGGATAGATTGTGCCGCTATACATCCCAAATTCGACACTACGGCCTTGATGAACTATGGCCACCATTAAAACATGTCTCCCAATGAAGATTCGGGTTTGAATAAGTCGTGCCTGTGAAACACGAACACGTTTTCATCTGCCGAATTGATATTATGTTCGCCCCGGCGCTTGGTTACTCGGGCTGAATTGTTCAAGGTATCTTTGGATACCATCCAACCCCTTGCCTTGGCATGATTAACGCTATCGGTTTCCATGGGGTATTTCTTGTAATCCTTGATATTGAACAAGACGCAGGTTTCCGTGGCTGCATATTGAAAGCTGTTATCGAGTGTCGGCTTCAAGAAGGATTCTACCCATGCTTGGTAATCCGTATCAGGCCTACAGGATTGTTCGCCTTTGCGATAGTCCTCAAGGATGAAATAGGGCGGGCTGGTCAGCATAACATCGGCTTTACCGATTAAGCGCTCTTCCAAATACTCACTGCCATGGGGTATCACTTCAAACTGCCAGTCAGGCTTCAGCTTTTGGATTTCCCTGCCAAGTTTGTTCAGGTTTTCAATCAGGGGCGGGTTGACATCAAACCCAACATAATCTAGGCCAACGGCAGCGGCTGCCAGCATCCTAACGCCCCAGCCACAAGATGTGTCGATATACAGGTTGGTCTTATGGGCGCGATACTTGAGCAATAAGCGCTTGCATTCGGCAAACGGGAAATTAGTAATCTTGCCTGTATAGGCAGACATGCCAATGCGCATCAGGGCGTGTACATTCTTAATCAGCGGGTCGCTTGGCGGAAACACTTTAGGCTTGCGCTGGATATATTCCCACATCCAACTACACCATTCGTCGGATTGCAGGATTTCGTTAATGGTATATGTCGCCCTGTCAAGGCCTACGTCGCCCATTAAGCGGGCGAAGTAATAGGCATTGATGATAGTCGTATCATTGCCGTTACGATAAAGGATTTCGTAAAGCTGGCGCTGCACATCTGCCAAACTGTATTCTGGATAAAACTCTGCTCGGATTTGCGCCGCTATATCAGGATAGACTGTTCCGCTGTAAACGGATGTTTCAAAGGATTTACCTAGGTAAGTAATCGTAGCCATAATAAAAAATCGCAACCTGTATTAACAGGCTGCGATTATAGCATAGTTTGGTATTACATGCCCAGCATCTGACGATATTTGGCCAGTTCATCTTCTTCGGAATCTGCAGGGGCAGCTTGGGGGGATGAAGATTGTACAGGCTGCGCTTCAATCGGTTCGCTACTCAACGGGGCGCTATGGGGTACAGGCGCTTCGTGTTGAACGGGCTGCTGGCCAAAACGGGCTGCCGGATTGCTGCTCGGCATCGGGGCTACCGGTTCGTCATCACGGCTATCTTCACCGTCAGTTTCAGACAAACCCAGCACACGGTTAAAGCGGGCTTTCAGTTCGCCGTAGGCTTTGAACTTGTCGGCATCGGTAAACTCTTCCAAGCGGTATTGCTGTTTCCATACTTCCTCGAGTTCGGCATCGGTCGGCAGCAACTGGCTAGGCAATTCCCATACGCTGCTATCATAGGTTACGAAGCCCGATTCTTTGTTGATGCGGGCACGCAAGCGCAGATTACAGCCTTCCCACAAATCAAATACGTTTACGGGTTGGTCAGACTCAAACTCTGGCTTGATTTTCTTGGCAATCATTTCCAAGATGAATTTGCCGAAGCGGAACAGGAAAACCTTGCCGTTGTTTTCTGGATGCGCAGGGTCGTTGACAATGTAGATGTTGGCATAGTAATTTTTACGGCGGGCGCGATTGCGGGCGGTGGCTTTATCGCCCGCTTCCCAAGCGGTATTGTTGGCTTCGCATACCGGGCAATCCCCGCCGATAGTGCTCGGGCAGTTTTCGATATACCAACCGCCTTTGCCTTGAAAGCCGTGGCTATACTGCAGTACAAACGGGTTCTCGCTGCCATTGGTTTCAGGTAGGAAACGAATAACCGCTTCGCCGTTGCCCGTTTTGCTGTCGCGGGTCAATACCCATTCGCGAGGGTCGTCGTATCCCTTGTTATTGTTGTTCACTTTATTTACCAAGTCGGCAAAGTTTTTGCCGCGATTTTTCAAGTCTGCAAAAGACATTATGAAATCCTCCTTAAAGGGGTTGAGAAATGAGTTCGTCTAAAATGGGCTTAATTCTACCCCATTCAAAGGGCAGTAGCAAGCCGTACTTTTTAATTTTGCGCCGCTGTACATCCCAGCGGGGCGATACTGTAGCAATATCGGTAAAGGCAAATACCCTGTCAAGCAATGCAATGGTTTCAAGGCTGATACCTGTCGCCCCTGCGCTGGTTAATATATCGGGGCTGGCCGTGCGTGGCTTGATGAAATCCATAAAATCCTGCTTTTCGATTGTCAGGTAGCTCTGTATCCGACCTATATCCAGTTTGAAGACGGGATAGAGCGATTCGAGCATTGCCATCCTGATTTTGTGGAAGTTCAGCAATCCGTCGGGATAATCCAACGCATCCCTAACATAAGCGGTATCGTCATAGATGAACAGGGAAATGAAGAATTGACGCCAACTTTCCCTGTCGCCGTTATGGCGCTCTACTACGCCTTTGAAGGTCTTGCAATCGTGACGCTTGTAAAAAGACTGCATCGGGATATTTACCGGGGGGTTGCCTTTAATATCCCAATCAAGCTTGTCTTGGAAATAGAGCTTGATGGCCACATAATCCAAGAAGCACAGGTAGGTATTGTTGATGAGCAGCTTGGTTAGTTCGTCCATGTCGCCGCTCCTCAAAAATCGGTTAGGCGGGCAGTCTTGGGCAAGGCGCATTTCCGAACCATGCCCTGCTGTATCGCTTCTTCACGCAAAGCATTCTTTAATGGTTCGCCCAAGCCGTTGACGAAATCTTCGACATCCACATCCAGTTCGCGGGCAACATCCAATACGGCTTCAATCATGCTGCACCGCTTCTTTTGCACAATGCGGTTTAGGATGCCGAATAACTCTTCGCTGTAACTATTGTCAGGTGTCATGTCAAAGTCGTCCTGAAGAAAATGTGGCCACCGCATCTATCGACTTGGCGGGTATTTCTAAATCGGTAGCCGGTGCTAAAAAACTGTGCGCCGTTAGTGGTATCTTGTTTACCCTGCAAAACCGCCGTGGCATCTTTGATGGCTTGTTGATAGGCCACGTGGTCTCTTACTTGGGGATTATATTTTACCCATTCAAACTGATTGCGCTGGTAAACCACATTGCAGGCGCTGTTGGGAAACATCCTATGGCGCATGCGATTGACGATAACATGGGCAACCTTTTCCCTGCAAGATTGCGGTTCGCCGCGAGCTTCAAAGTAGATGGCACGGGCTACGCAATGGATTTCCGCATTGCTGTGGCGGATAGGGGCAGCCTGCAAGGCCTTGGGATGGTGGTTGGGTTGATGCGGCTTGGGATGCTGCGATAACGCCGTGCCGATTGCAATTGCTAACCAAATCATTTCAATACTTCCTTAAGTTATGGTTAGCACCTTTGACAGTGAAAACCTTATCAACAAAATTCTTGAACTCCGAAGAGGACGATACCCTGCCGGATACAATCCCCGGCATAACCTGTCCTGCTTTAATCGGCGCTTCTTCTTTGTACTCGTGCCCGCATGGTGGCATGTAACCCGTGTACAGATGTTCTTTATCGACCATTATAAATTCATTGCATACCTTGCAGCGTTTTTGCACATAAGTCGTCATAACTGACCTCCAAATCTGTCAATGATTGACGACATGCGGTGCTGTACAAGGTAGTTCATCAGCATACCGCTGGCGGGTTTGGTTTGAATGTATTTCTGCAGGATGGCATCGCTAATATCCTGTGGGATTTTGGTCAGGTCGATAAGCTGGCGGTTTCTGTCGAGCTTAACGCGCATCTCTTCAGTAATCACTTCCCTGTATTTTTCAAGGCCGATTGCCATTACTTCTTCTTTCTTGGATTTGGTAAACGGTTTTTGCCGCTTGCCTTCTACCAAGAACACGTCATCGTCTGAAAAGATATTGGGGATGCCGTCGCCGCTATCCCCGCCAACCACATGCAATTCTAACGGCAAGGCCAAACTGGCTTCGTCGATATAGTCGTCCTTATAGGGGCTAAACTGCGTAATCGGGTGGGGGGTATGGATGGCCTGCAGATGCACAAAGTCTTTGTCGCTGGATACAATGCAAACGGGTTCATTATGAGCGCCGATACGGGCTAAGACGCTGATAATATCGTCAGCTTCCGCATAGGCAACTTCAATACATTTGCAGGGCATCACGGCAGCCAGTTCGATTTTAACGGCTTCCAAGCTCTGATAATACAGGGCATAGTCAAACTCGCGTTTCTCGCGCTGCTTCTTGCGCTGCTGCTTGTAATTGGGAAAAACGCTACTGCGCCAGTTATCCTTGCCGTCAAAGGCAATGATTGTGTTGGCGCTATAGCGTTTCAGTTTCTGAATGTAGTACAGACTGGCATTAACGGCGCAGGTTCTGACCGTTTCAAGGTTGGGTGGTGTCTTATCTTCGCCATGCACGCTATGCACGGCAGCCGATACCACGTTATAAAAGTCAATGAGTAACATTTGGATGATTTCCAATCTAACAAAAGTGGGCATATTGTAGCGCAGTTAAACGAAAAACGCAAAACCGTTAGATTTCGCGTTTTAAGGGCTATCAAAACCTAGAGGTAGGCTAGGGTATTACCCTAATGCTTAATCGCAATCTGTGGCCATCTATGACCCGAGAAACGCTATATTGGCATTATTTACCTAGCCGCGATAACTCGAGTTGCGCCCGCATGCCGGAAAAGGTATGCGCATCCAAGTAATCGTTAAGCTCGTCAACGCCAATCCCGGCCACGACTGCTTCATTAAGGTCTTTATACTGGAAATCCTTGCCATACAGCACAACGCTATAGCCTTCTTTGATACGGTTGGCCACCTGCTTCTTAATATCTGGATTGTATCGGTAGTCGCTGTCGTAGATAAACCTAACATCCAATCCCTGCCGGCGCTGCGGGTGCCCCGTCGCGGCCGCCCCGCCGTTGGCCACGGCATTATGTACAAACACGCTATCGAACGCGCCTTCAAGCACTGACACCCGTTTTGCAGGGTCAATATCCGGCAGGCCAAACAATTTGCATCCTCCGTCGACTTCCATGGTTAGGTAGCGGATTTTGCCTTGTAATAACCGGATTTGAAAATACGATAGGGCATTGCCGTCAAAGTAGGGTATGCCGACTGCCGGGATGCCTTTAAACTTGCCAATCATCTTATGCACGGTATAGATACGTCGGATTAACTCATCGGCATCCGGGATGCTGTAAAAGCGTGCCATCATTGCAGGGGTAAAGGCACGGCCTTGCAGATACTCGGCTTGGATACCGCTATTAGGCGTGATGCGCTGGTAATGCTGCAGGATATGATGCTGTGCCGTTAATAGCGATTGGGTAGTGGTCGCCACATCGGATGCTTCCAGTTTGGTTTCCTGCTTGGGCTTGCTGAAAGACTCTAAAAGCATTTCCTTGTAGAGCCTGTCGTCATTGTCTTTCAGGAAGTTTTGAAAGCTGGTTGATACCCCGCAATTATGGCATTTGTAGTTCAGGGTATCCTTCTTCTTGTAGATGTATCCCCGGCGCTTATGCGGATTGGTTTTGCTGTCGCCGCAATACGGGCATCTGAAGTTATACAAGCCGCTCCTTGCTTTATCGAACAGCTTGAGCTGTGGCGAAAGTAGCAATAAATATTTGTGTTGTATAAACAAAGGTATCATTTTCAATCCATTTTAAGGGAGTTTTGATTATGGCAATCAACTACATGGAAATTCAGCCCAGCGAGCATGCAGTCAAGGATATTCGCGGATGGGTAGATAGCCGTACAGGCGAAGTCTTGGTGGCTGCTTACGGCTATTTTACGGGCGACGCCTTAAAACAGCAAGGCCAAGGCGTAGTGTTTACCGCCTATGAAGGCAAGTTTGACCCACTAACCCTGAAAGCGCCGAGCAATTTCCGCTCGCTGAAATTTGGCAGCCTAACTATCGGCGAAGGCTTGACAGCGGAAATCAAACTGGAAGACATCGAAACCGAGCAATACACCATCACTCTTGCCGGGGATACTGAAGTTACCGAAAGTCGTGATGTCGCTGCCACTGTCCGTCGCAAAGAATGGGCTAAAGGCGTTGATAAAGTCGAAGTCGAAGAAACCTTGCTGTTTACTGTAAACGGTATCGTGCATCAAGTGCCCGTGGCCTTTACCATCACCCTGCAATAACGTAAGATAGGAACACCATGAACCTGCAAGACTTGGCTGCCGATTTGCGACAATACTATCCTGCCATCCATACGGCGGTGGATAGGGCTGCATTGATTACGGATTGCCAGCGGTTCATGGTGTTTCGCCGCTGTATCCGGCGCTATCTGAATAGCGGCAATATCAATCATCGGCTGGCGCTCAATCAGTTGATTACCCTAATCAACGTGTTTGGTGCTGTAGCTGTAACAAATAAACTACAAGAATTTTTGTCTGTTGATGAACTATTCGTCGCAGGCGCATTTACCAATTTCTTAGGATTGACTAAGGTAAACTCTTGTTTTCAAATAGAAGATATGCTTCACGACTTCCAAAAGCGTGTAGCGTAATATACATACAGAGAAATTTAACGAGATTTTACCTTATCAACCCCTTTACAGTTTGAAAAATTCACTAAATAAGGATAGAATGAAACCGTTTAAATCCGAGTGTGCAGAAGCACGCTGGAGCTAGTTAAAGCTTACTGATAAGCGACCTATCGTAAGATAACCCTTCAGCTAGTACAATCGCTCTTTAATTAGGTCGACAAAAATCCACCTAGCGGTGTTTTGTATTGCTGTATCGGGTACAGGATGCTGGCGAACGCTAAAGATTGAAATGTATCAGGCGAGGTGGCCTTCATCCGGGTAGCTCTGGATGGATAAACAAGTTGGATTGTTATCACGCAATATCGATGTGCAGCAATGACATTAAAAGCTGACCCGTATATAGGCATAGTGGTTACGGGGCTGCCATTGAAGGTAACAATCGGGAGGAGTTTGCTGAAACTTGGAATCCGTTTCCTGCCGTTAATCCGTTCTCCCGTGTGGTTGTGACGGTGTTAATCGAGTGCTGGACTGGCAGCCTGCAAAAACCCATAAAGCCCTAAAGCAAATTTCTTTTACAGGTAGCCCTGTATCAAAAACTCCCAAAAACCCCAAGTCAAGAAAGATTCTGCAAGCTTGGCCTTCCTATGTCAGGGAAGGCATGATGAAGAGGGACGACTAATCAAACGTCGGCGAAGTTTCAGATTAACCACCTGAAGCGCATGGGAAGTATCCATGTAGATGTTCACAGACCGTCGGCGTTCTAACAACACAATCTTGGTTAGAGAAGCCCGCGAGCAGAGTTGCGACAGATGCGTATAGCATGTTGTACTAATTTCCCTTGATACTGAAATTAGGTTATGCGTATCTACCTTCCCCTTGGAAAGCAAGGACAATGGGAAGGAGGAGTCATTGAAGCGAAAGTGGCGGAAGAGTGCCGCTAATACCCCAGCAGGAGTGGCAACCCTGTGATAGCATGGGCAGCGAACCTTTAGCGAAGGTCGACACCATGAAAGCCGAGGGGCAGACTACAAGGCGCAGATAATCCAAGCGGAAAGTCGGAACGCGCCGCATGAGTAGCTTCACGAGTGATGGGATAGTGGGTGTACATAATGACCGCCACCCCGCTGTAACAACTTTCAGCATCCCAGACCCAGCAATGGAATAATCCCCATCCACGTCAGTGGGAATCGGTAAGCGAGCTAGGATTATTAGAAATTAGCAGTACAAAAAATTTAATTTCTAATTGTAAATGTTTCTTTACAAAAGCTCGTGATTTCTGCGCCCTCTTTAGGCGTATTGTATCTGTAGGATTCGTAACTTAAATCGAAACACTTGATTGAAAAATCAAGTGTTTTTTTGTTCTTGTTTCAAAAATCGCTAAAATCAACCCAATCTCAATTGTAAAGACTCTTTACAATTATCTTGATTTATTTCGCTCCGAGAGGGTTGGAATGCCTGCAAGAATTGCAGGTATCTAAAAATCACGTGGCGAATGAACTTAAGGAATCAAGAGGAATAATAAAAACACATAAAGAAATCTTTAGTGCCGTGTTGCGTAGTGTGTATTACCTACGGCGAAAGGGCTTTAGCCCTGAAGCTGTAGGTAATACATATCTAATCAGTAACACGGCCTTCAGGAATGATAAGAAATCCTTAAGGATTGAATGTAGATAGACACTAGACAACTTGTAGATAATAATCAGGTACACCACCAACTACGGGTTGCGAAGGGGCGTTAGCCCCGTAGCAATCCGTAAGGCAGGTGGGCTGAAGGGGCGTTAGCCCCGAAAGCCTGCCTGCCAATAGAATCAGAAATCACAAAAGTTGGGCACGCGAAGCGTGAAACAGATTTGGGTAACTGTTAGGGTTGATTTGATAGATTGGGTTTCAACAGAAATCTTAAGGTTTCTCAAGGATTCCTTGTGATTCCTCATTATGCGCGCTTCGCGCGATAATGCGCTAGGGCTGCTTCGCACCCCTAGCGATTATGGTTTCTGAAAATTGAATAAGTTGAGGTTGAGTTGGGTTTGAATAGAAATCTTAAGGACTCTTTAGGATTCCTTGTGATTCCTAGTGATTTTTATACATGTTGAGTTTCAACGGTGTTTAACGGATACCTGAAGGAAATCTGCAAATCATTCACGCTACGCGTGAGATTGAGTGCATAACCATGATTGACCTAGTGATGGCTTTCGGGGCTAAAGCCCCTTCAGCCGACAACTATCTAACTTGCCTTCGGGGCTAACGCCCCTTCAGCAAGTTAGATAGTTGTCGCTCACCAAATTAAACCTATAGTGATTTTTGTACATTCGGATTTTCTACAGAACTCGAGAACGGGATAGTTAGTAATATACATTTACCACGAGACGCTACGGGGCTAACGCCCCTTCGCATCCCGTGGTAAATGAACACTACGAATCCCGTTCTCGAGAATTTTTATAGTCTTTTAAAGATTCCTCGCTGGTGTTGTGGCAGTCCTTGCGCGACAGCGCTGATAGAATGCCGTGGCCGTGAAACCCCTGCAGGCTTAAAAGCCCCTCATTGTGACTATAGGAAGCGTAAAGCTTGGAAGGGATAACCTATACCCCCTATATCCCCCTTTCCCTTAACGGCTAGGATTGTGCCTATAGGAAACATGCTTGATTTCTGTTATACTGCCGGGAAATGTATTAATAACCCTGTTTGAAAGGATTAATGATGGAAACACGTGAATGGTTGAATTTGACTTTGCCTGCCGAATCCACATCAAGCCGTGATGTGGCCAAGGCCTGTGGTAAAACCCATGGGCATGTATTACGGGATATTAAGGAGTTGAATAAGGTTTACGCTAGGGTAGGTTTACCGCCTATCCCGTTTACCAAGTATCTGTGTGAAGATAATGGGATTGAATACCGCGAGGCTATCTTGACCCCTGTACAGCGGGCAGATTTGATTACGGGGTATTTCCCTGAAGCACGCTTCGATATTATTCGCCGGGTATCTGATTTAGAAGATATGCAGACCGAGTTTTATCGAATGATGTTATCGTGAATGGAAGGAGCTATTGATATGCGACAATTTAAACCAAGTCCGAAAAAACGCAAGGACTACCGTAAAGCCATCTATTCTTATACCATGAAGCGTCGGGTTTTCCGCATGGTATTAAATGCCTATCTTGGCAAACCTGTGCATGCGGATATTGATAATGAACTTGAAGCGGCTGCCGTTAGAAGCGCAACCCGTTCTTTCTACGCTGCTATTCGCCAAGATGTGTTTGAAGGCATGGATAAGCAGGAAATTGCGGCTGTATTTCTCAAGCAGTGGCAGCAGCATCATAGGTCTGTATCTACTTTCCACTTGTTCGAGGATTTGATGAAGGGCGTTAAGGGGCAGCCCGTAAAACCAACGCCAATGTCTGAAGAAGATGTGGTTGAACTGCCTTGCAATGCGGCAATCCTGTCTTTCTTTTATGCGATTAAACGCGGGGCGTCTTTGCCTGATACTTTGGATTTCAAACAGCTTGACTCTGATAATCAGAAATATGCCCTGTTGATTTGGAAATCCTATCAACAATGGCTGCAGTCTCACAAAGCCCGTTCAATGGGTACAGACGAACGACGGTTTGAGTTACTGTATAACCAATATCAATCTGTTATACGTCGCAAGCTGCGCATTAACCCTGCTACTTTCTGCCAGCTTTTAGCGCCAAGTAAAAAGAGTAAAAGGCAGAAAAATAAACCTACAGGGCTTCAACGGGGAAAACGCCCGGGGCAGCCCAAATCTCGTTCGAAAATGAAACAGCGTGAAGCACAGCGCAAAGCTGCCCAGCAAAGAAAAACCAATCAGCAAAGGAAACCTACCAAATGAAAACCGTTAAGCAATACCTAACCACGCCACGAATGCAGGCCTTGGAAAACTTACTGGCCAACCTCGAAAATCCCGACATGTCTAAGCAATCGGTAAAGGCTTCGATGAACGACCTAGGATTTCGAGCTCTGTTTAACAGTATCTTTCTAGCCAAACAGCTCAACAAGGCTGCCGATATGCCGGGCTTCCCTGCCTTTAAGCCTGAAGAGATTGCCCGCCTGATACGCGAGGCGCTGCCACAAAGCATGGACAAGCCATTGGTTAAGGGCAACCTATTTGTGGCCTTGTTGATGCAGTGAGACAGCAATATGGCGCAGACACGAAAGAAACGGCCTGCCAAGCCTTATCACGGCTATGCCGTATTTCCCCTGATAGGCGCAGATACCTATGAAGAATTCAAAGAAACGGCACAGATGTTTGGCGATTTTGCCGACCCGCTGAAGAACAAGAAGATACTGGCCAAGCCCCGGAAATACCGCTTTGAAATCGGTCTGAAGCTGATGGGCAAGCCCGAATACGAAGTTCGGGAAGTCTTGGATATGGATAGGCCTGTATCGCAGAAGAACCTGTCTAGGATGCTGTATGAAGTGGCCATGCAGGGTTTAAGGGATTTAGACGGCCAAGAAGAAGTCGACGGCGAGCAATCTTATATCAAGCTGATTATCTAGGCACGAAAAATCCCCGCGTAATGCGGGGATTGTTTTATCTGCAGGCTTTACTCGTCTACATGCAGGTAGGATTGCAATACATCACGATAGGCCATGCCCACGGCCAAAACAACAGCACGGTCAAAGTCTGACAGTTTTTCGATATGCAGCGTATTAAAGCTTTCATATTTGGCAGCCACTTCTTCAACCGAACCAAGTTCGCGTAAGACGGTAAACCTGTCGTCTTCATCCCGCATACTGAAGGCGGTATCGATGGCTTCAGCGAGTAACAGCTCGTTGGCCAACTTCGTTATCTGATTACCGAAATCCAACATTTCAACCGGATTCAATGCAAATACCGAATCGATTTCCGTGGTATGGATTTCAACACGGGCTTGTTCATCATCTGCGCCATACAGGTTCAATGATGCGCCGTAAGGGCGGGTAACTGCAAATAACGGTTTCTTCATGATTGGGTTTCCTTCATAGAAAGAGCTTGGGCAAGGCCTTCAGATTTGCCCATGGTATAAGCCGCATCCATCAAATGCAAGAGTTCCCAATCACGTTGAAAGAAGACGCCAACAATATCATCCGGGCTTAACCCGCCTTCATGAATACGCAGATTTGGATAGTAATACTTGCCGTTAATCAGATAGGGATTGGGTTTGAAATAGTTAATCATTTCCATCTTTGCCTTGATGCCTTGGCCATTGGCCAGCTTGACTTCGCCGCTAAGGGCATCATGGGCAATCAGGATGGCGAGGGTTTTGGCGACAGACAGCTTTAGACGGTTGTCGTTATCAAGCGGAAAGAATTGCATTGTATTCGTCCTTTTCGCGTTCTTCAATAACGCTGATTTGATTGTTGATGGCTGTAACCAACCGATTTTTGGTTTCAGGAGAAACGAACTCGTCGAGCTTGCCATAGAAGATATTAGAGATAGTATCGGCATCCATCATATCAAACAAGGGAAGCAGGCTTTTCAGTTCAACAGGTTTGGTTTCTTTCAATTCAGCGATGGCACGGGCAGCCAGAGCGGCTTCCATGTTTTTGCTGATTTCGTCGGCTAATGCCCGTAGTTCGACGTGGCTTAACGGGATATAAGTTATGCTTTCGCTGGTATTGGCGACTTCAATTCCCGACGGATACAGTTTGACAAAAGAATTGGTTTTATGGATTTCAAACAGCGGGGTTTCTTTGGGGAACATGATACATCCTTTCATGTAAAATATAGCGTTTCTCGGGTCACAGATGGCCACAGATTGCGACGACGGTATAGGCTGGTACTACCCTATTATCCGATGTAATCTCTGGCTTGTGGCGAAAGATTTAGAAATGCCTTGGCGCATTGCACGACAGCAATATAGCATATTTTTCAATACTGCGCTATAATCATTTGCGCGTTGATTAACACCGTAAGGAATCCGATAATGACTACCCCTGCTAGAAGATGCCCGAGATGCAACAGCGAATTGAACCCCTATGCCAAGCAATGCTCTAAATGCCTAAGCCCTGTCGATATATCGCCTCGGCAATGCCAGAAATGCGGGGTCACAGGTTTTAAAGATTTCTGCGTGAATTGCGGTAGCCGATTGCGCTAATCATACAACAGCCCTACGGGGCTGTTTCTGTATCCGCTATCCATGCTACAATATGGCCATCAATCAGAGATTGGAGTAACCAAATGATTATTGCCCTGACAGGCAAGGCGGGGGCGGGCAAGGATTACGCCGCTGCCAAACTTGCCATGATGCTGCCCCATTATGGAATCAACTGCCATACCAACAGCTTTGCAGCCCCCATATACCGGATGCTTGAAGCCCTAGGGGTTGACATCAATTATTACGCAAAGCGCGAAAACAAGGAAGCCGTAATACCCGGGCTAGGCGTATCCCTGCGCCATCTATTGCAGACCCTTGGTACTGAATGGGGTCGTAAACTGGTTAAAGAATCCATATGGGTTGACTGTATGGTCGAGCATTACAGTAATATCCCCAAGGATGATTGCCTGATTATCACTGACTGCCGTTTTCCCGATGAAGCAGCATGGGTACAATCCATGCAAGGCAAGATTATCAGGATTACCGCAATTGTCCAGCGCCATTCAACGGCTACTAAACACGAATCCGAGAAGATGGCCTTTGAAGCCGACTTCACTATTACTAACAACTACACGCCAAACTTCGACAAGCGCTTGGCCTGTGCATTGGAAAGGATTATTGATGATTACTCTTGAAGAAGTTTGTGCCACACTAAGCCTGATATTCGACGAGTATGAAATTGTCTATGATAACTTCGGCGTCGGGCAGGATGATGTTTGGTGGTTTATCGTCATTGAATACGGCAACCGGGAATGGATTTGGCGCATCCGCAAATCGCGTTATCCCGAACTTGAAGATTTGGTGCACCACATCATCATGACCATGACCAGCCCTGATGACGGTATTTGGGAAGTTTGAGAAGATGCCTTTGCTTGATAACACACACTTTGATTGGTCGGATTTGCGGGAAGCCATGCCCGAGCTCGGCAATCCGGTAGGTAATCCTGCCTATTACAAATACTGGATTGATTACGGCATTGTTTATTACTCGACAATGGCCAATGGCGGTAAGATTATCGGCGAATGCAATGATATTGTCGTGTTTACCATGCTTACCGAATGGGATGCTAAGTTAAACGGTAGGGTAGTCAAGATGGTTGCCACGCATCCGGATTTCAGGAGATGCGGTATTGCCACTATGGCCTATCTTGCCTTATCCAACGACAGCGATGTTTATAGCAGCCCTGCCTTGAAACTAGACGGCCTTAACCTGTGGCGGGGCTTGCATAAGGAAACCGGGCGCGTGATGCTGCATGATGTTAAAACGGGCGAAAGAAAGCCGTTTGTCGAAGACCTGAAGATGTACACGGGCGACATCCGTTTTGTACTGGTAAAAAACTCAACAAAACCCCTTGCATTTTAAAAGCGCCTGTAGTATCATTTGCCACGTTGGTTGGGAAGCCGCTGTTATTGGATTTCCTCCTTTCTCCTGATAGCGGCAATGCAACGTTTTTCCTGTCCATCTCGACGTTGCGTTCTAGCTTATCTCCTTAGCTTCCAACCAACAATTCCACGCATTTTAATGGGGATGGGGGAACAGCACCCGAATAAATTGCAGCGGTCATCCATTGCCCTGCATTACACCCTCCCGCACCTTAACTGGTTTAAATAGTGGAAAGCAGTAATTTGGTTTGATTAGACATGATTTTTCTTTCTGTTGGTCCTTAAGTTTCTCATATCGTTTCCTTTGTGTAGAGAAACCTTAGCCCCGCCAAAAGCGGGGCATTTTTTCTGCCTGATATAATGGCTAAATAGGGAAAACAACCTTAAAGGCGTTTGATAATGCAGATATTTTTTACAAATGAAACCTACAAGGCGGGTACTGTTACAGCCGCTAAAGACGGGTATAGCCTGTACGATGTGATGGAACAGGTATTGTTCACGGGTTTTGACGAACATAATGTAAGCAAGGCATCCGTGGCAGATAACCGCCTAACAGTTACCCTATCCGCTGTTGATGCTGCCAAGTATGGCTATTTCACGCTTGTTGAGATTAAGGGGATTGACGGCCTTAACGGCCAATACCGCGTATTGGATATATCGGGTACGAAAATCAAGATGAAGCCTGATTACGGTGTTACCTTGGCTGATAAGGCGGAAGCTGCCGTATCGGGGAAAATCAAACTGGTTTCCGGCGGATGGGAACGTCCGCATAAATCGCAAAACGACATGGTACTGCGCCCGAAAGGACATCATCAATGCTTCCTGATTCGCAAAAGCTTACCTGCTACAGGGATACAAGATGATTTGACTGCCGAATGGAATCCGGCTATCCAGCAAAAAGACAGAAGTGCGCCATGGTTTGTTAGAGACCTAGTGATGCAGCCCATTATGCTGCGCAGATGGGAAGACGGTAAATCTGTGGTTGAGAACTATAACAATAACCGCTTTACTCCGTTGACTGATCACAACACTATTTTCATATCGGGTAATCCGGGAAAAGATACTGTTGTATCAAGCTCAGTGGTCATTCCCCAAAGGTATAATCATGCACAATCGTCGTCTTGGGTACTGATTGCATCCGATAAATTTGTGTATTTGGGGATTAGCCCTAATCAGGGTCAAATCGGTAGCTTCCAATATTCAACATGCGCCTTGTATGGCATGGGTATTACGCAAACGATAGACGGTAAAGACATTGCCTTTTTGGCAGGCCTGCCGTTTGGAGCACATGTTAGTAACAACTACATGGATAAGCAGCGTTGGCAGCAAGATTATTATTCGACCGTGTACACCATGAACATGTTTACTTCAGCCGTTACTTGGGCAGGGCTTGGTGGGATTGGCGCGACTAATCTGACGCAGTTTGAGTATTTGGACGGTATTAACTTTATCGGCAATACTTCAACTAATTTAGACATGTCTACCGGTGTTAGTAGATCGATAGTGGCCAATACTTTTCACTTGCGATGGGTTGGCGGGATAAATTATATCGAACCTCTTTATAGTGAGCTGATACCGAAGGTTTCACATTCTTCTGCTGTCATGGCTTGGCGCGGCATGCGCTATGCGCAATTCCCGGCAGCCTATACCGGATTTATGCCTATCCGCATGGATAACAAATTTGAGTGGATGAAGTTTGAAGTAATCGACGGCAAGGATTACATGGTTGCCGTATTGGCCAGTAAATATCAGGATTCAAACTCTGAACAGGTTTGCAAGGTATATTTTCAGCTATGATACTCAAACACAAGCCCCTAGCATTATATGGCTATCAGAAACATGCCCCGGCATTTAATACCATCAACGCCAAGAACATTTTTGAAGATGGCGCGGTTAGGCCTTTAACGGCTGCCGAACAGAAAGCATTGCTGTTTGAACAGGCGACTTTCCAAAGTTACTTCAACCTGTGGCAAGTCTTGAACAAGCGCATCAATTATCAGGCCATCACAGAAGCCACAGATTTAGGCAGCAAGCGTTACGACATCAAGGTGGCTGACCCAACCTACTATACCGTTTACAATGCGCTGGATTTGCATGTCGACGGCAAGTATGCTGCCCGCTTGAAGATTGAAGCGATTGCAGCCGATAAAATCACGGTAGAAGTATTATCGGGCGAGTTCAAAACAGGCAGCCAAGCGGTTAATATCAGCCCCTTGCCGATTGAACCGATTAGCGTGGCAGCCGATAAGCTGTATTTCCGCTGGAAAAGCCTAGTTATCTACTTGTCTGGCAGCATAAGAGATGGGTTTTTTATAGTGTATCCGTCTGAAGCGTCATATCGGTTTAATACGGGCTTTTACTATAACACTTCGACAGACAGACATTTGAGTTGGAATCCTAACCGCTGGTATTTCTTGGCCAGTGAGAACAGTTTGATATTCTTTAGCGTAGGTTATCGTAACGATAACAATTACCGTATCCATACCTTACTTGAACAGGATGGGCAGGTTTATGTTATCAATAATAGCAATATCATTTACCCGTTTAATGTTCAACTGAACCATGTTTCGTATGGTATAACGAATGAACCGTTTTTCACAGATAATCCGACCGTGTTTACTAGGCAGAACATGTTTAGATGGCGTAAGCAAGTATCTAGCATAAACATGGTTGACGTAATAACCCTGCAATATCCCTACATTGTTTTCAATTCAATGTCTGGTATAAACAAAGACACGGGCAAACTGGTAGAAGTAGGCGGTAAACCAGCCTTCATGATTTACCAGCCCTACTACGATACTAATTCGTATGGTCGATACGGGCAATGGTTTCCGATAGGATAAACAACTATGGTTAATATCTTCAGTATGAGAATGTTTGACAATCTGCTTCCGGCGGATTGCCACAGCCACGTGCCGCTAATCTATACCGATACGTGGCTTGAATCCATGTATAAGGTTTTTACCGACGGCTTTGATACCACAAAGCAGTTTGGCAATCCTGTATATGATGCCGAGAAAAACACGACCACGGGTACAATCCAAAATCCCGAGCATTTCAGTAATGGCTGCTTGTTGACTATCAATGGCGTAACTGCTAGGGTATTGTATTATACCTATACCCACATCACACTTGAAGGCAACGTGCCAGCAGGGGCAGTTCATGTCAACGGCCTAGGTTTTGAAGCGGTAAGCTTGGATAAACCTAATAAGCGCTTTACGGTTAAAGACCGCCGACACGGCAATGCGATTATGTGGGATTTTTCCAATATGCGCACGGCCAATACACAAACCCAAGCCAAATTCAATGCCGAGTACATCAAAATCAGTATTGACGGCGGGAACAAGTGGTACGGCATCTACAGCAATTCTTCAGCTTTAAGCCAAACCAACATGACGGCGGATTGGCTGAACAAATCCCATAAATGCGCCTTCAAGTCGTTTGCTTCAGATGGCAATTGGGTTTACTTTAACACGGTATTCGTTCCAACCGCTTTTACGCCGCAATACCAATCCAATGCCTATTATTGGGGCATGTATGGTTTTGGTTTCATAGATTCCGATAGGTTATTGTTGCCGGATAATACAGATAATAGTTCTGATAATGTGGTTTGGCAGACTGCAGGCCTGCGCTTTGATTATTGGCAGCAATCAAATAATTATCCGAAAGAACGTTTTGTAACACTGAACAAAGCGGGTGTTTTGAAGAAATATGTTGAGTTTAAAGAAAGCTTAGGCGGGGGTACTTCGTCAGGTGGGTTATTGAATTCAAATGCCAGTTACTATGCAACAGAAGACATTATCGGGGGCGGTACATATGTAGTGAGCATTGCTGAATCCATACAGATGTGCTTGCCCGGCGTGGCTAGGCAATCCGCTTATTTGAGCCGCTGCGACGATACATTGTACAAGTTTGAACAGGGTTATTACTGGAGCAGCGATAGTATCGGTTATAATGAGTCGCGTTATATCAGCCTGCAGGATATTGATTGGGGTGTTACAGATTCCACGCAATCCGAACCAGCGCAAGGCATGATTGAAAATTATCCAAGTATGCCAAATATGCCACCTCGGAAATATGTTAGATGGTTTGACTTTAGGCGGAATTATCAACAGCAACTAGGCAATGGTTTAGGTAATTATTACTATAGTTTTGAAATCAGGCCTGATTTCCTGCATGTCGTCAACAAAAACCAGCGCTCGTGGTATCGATCTTATGGGGCAAATTTTTATACCTTTTCACCGGGAGTGCTTAATGACTATCCTATGATAGCCTTCTTGATGCGCTATAACCATGCATCCGATGCACCGCCACGGTTAAACAGCAACATATCGATGGACAGCCCTGAACAGGGCGTGTGGAAATGGTATAGATTTAGTTTCTTAGGCCAAACCAACAGCTTTGACACCGGGTATCTTGAGTTATCCATCAAGCCCGACCCATCCGGGATTGATATTATCGGCTACGCAATTTATCAGGATGCCGACGACCCCGCTTTCAAGGCTTCGCAGTTCCAATACAACAAGCCTGCCAAGTATATTCCCTATCCGTCTACGCCAACAAGCGGCTACGCTACCGGCAATAAAGCTGGCGCATATGGGCGCATCTATGGTAAGATTACAGTCAAAGGCCAGCCCTATAGCGGTTTAACGGTAGAAATCACTAGGATGTCGTATGAATACATGACCTTCTACACTAATACCGACGCTGAAGGCAAATATGAATTCAAATGGCCTGACAGCAATATTACCGACAGATTTGCCTTGCGCTTTATCGACCCCAACTACAGTTTCAATGACGGGATACGCGCAAATGTGCCATTAGAAAGGATAACCCCATGAGTTTTATTTTGTATTCAAAACAGCAATGCCCGCAATGCGAAATCGCCGAGCGCTTCCTGAAATCCAATCAGGCCAGCTATACCGTCATCAAGCTCGGCGACGACTTGGATGTCGACGAGTTCAAGGCCATGTTCCCTGCCAAGGGCTTGCCAGTTCCAAGAAGCGTGCCCGTGATTTACGCCAAAGAAGGCGGTATCTTCATGTACGGCGTTAAAGACCTGATGGCCTTCTTTGCTGAGAAGGGGAAATGATATGGCCTTGCCCGGCGTATTGTTTGATAATCTGCTGAAGACACTAGACGACCCATTTGACTGGAGTTACTACAAAACAGCTTCAGCTTGTGGTGGTAGATTGTATAGTAGCCGCTTCAATATGGCTGTGGATTTTAAACTTTTTGGCCTATTAGCTTTGGCTGCATACAAAGGCAACGAATTGGATTTAACCTTAGCGCAAATGTGGAAATTGGCTAAGGTAGCCCGCAAGACTAGGGCATCCCGCAAAGCTTATTACGCCGAACAGGCAGCTAAGGCCGAACAAGAACAACAGCAAGAAATGCTTGAAAATCTGAAAGATGGATTGAACCATGCAGAACCCAATTGAATTGCTGATACGCTTATTGGACGACCCTGATAAATGGACGTTTTCCGATATGGGTTATACCTGCTTCTACTATTGCAGTTCTATAGACCTTCACATCACTTGTATGTTTTGGTTTGACGCTGATGTCAAGTTTGAAGGCCAAGTTGTTTCCATGCCGTTTTGGCAGCGTATCAGAGTGGCCACGGCGGTTAGAAAGCTGAAGAAGCAGAAAACGCGGCAACGCTCTAAATATTTGCAAGAGCGTTTAACCAAGGCGCTTCAACCGAAGGAGACAGAAAAATGACTTTCAAACGCCCCGACCTTGTAACTATCCTGATAGGCTGCCATTTCGGCCTTGGAACATTGCTGGTATTGGCCAAGCTATCCGGCGCATTAGATTGGCCGTGGTTATGGATACTAATGCCCGTATGGTTTCCATACCTGCTAACATTTTCCATCATTGCATTATTCGCCATGTCGTATTGCAGCCTGCACATTATCCGAATCCTGAAAGTACAATGGAAGCGCAGAAAGAAACCCGAGCAGTAATAATTTTCACCGGATGCCCGCAAAGCGTCCGGTTTTTGTTATAATGGCCAAACCCGATAACCTGAAAGGATTGTATGAACCCTATTGACCCGAAAGAAGCTAGGGAAAAGATAATGGCGACGATGAAGACAACAGGCCTTTACCAATTACAGGCGCTAGGATATAGAGATGTTCTAGACAAACCGACTGCCATAGCATCTTACTTCTATGCCTGCATGATGGCCGTGTTTCCATTGACACCATCTTGTAGAACACATTTGCGGGGTAATTACGAGCTAGAGAGCGCTAGGGCGGCTTTATACTTGGCCGATGATAAGCCTACCTTTGAAAACATCAAACAGGCTTTTATTGTATCTTTGACTAAGCAGGCCGATTACTATTACAGCAAGAAGGATGTTGAAGGGCTGGATAGTTTCTATCAGGCAGTTACTGATAACTTTACAATTGGGGTTGATTATTATGCAAATTTACTCGCTGCCACAAAACGCTGAAGGTTTGTACAAGAAGGCTAAGCGAACTCGTGATTGTTCCGTGGGTGTCTATTCCAAGAACAAAGACCATGACGTTTTCCTATCCGGTTTTGCTTCCATGCTGACCTATATGGCACATGCCTTTAAGATGAAGGAAGTATTGGAAGGTTTCGAGTTCGTCTACGATTTCGGGGTTGATGTAGCCTATGAGCTGGTAACGAAACAAGTTACCCCTGAAGCCATCAACGCCGCTATGAAGCTGATAATGGATAACGATACCGATTACATCCAACTGGCAGAGTTTGCCTACAGGCAGGCTAAGGCGGAAGGCATTATCAAAGAATAATTTACAATAACCCCATATTGATTTTAATTTAATATGGGGCTATAATTATGGTGTAATCAAAAGGAGAAAGAAATGCCCGAAATCTTAATCAATCGCCCACGGGGCAAGCGCCCTGTCCGTTACTATGTGCTGCCGGATAATGCAATGCAAATCCTCGAGCAGCACGAAGTAGAACATGGTGTAATCATTGCCGTCAACGGTGATACCCCTGAAGAAACCAAGTGGTTGACAGCTTTTGCGACATTGTTTAATAATGCCTTCACTGCCCTGCATCCGCTGATTTTCCCAATGGGAAACGTCGAGATATACGATGAATGGGATATTGAAGCCAGAGCTATTGCAATTGACCTCTATACCCGCTACCAAGGAAACTTTGGATTTGTACAATTAAAAGCGGTTTTCAACCAAGTTATCGGATATTGGTTAGGGTATAAGGATGAAATCAAGTACAAGAACCGCAACGAATTTATCCAGTTTCTATTAGACGCATGGGAAACCCGCAAGCCATGAAATTTAAAGAGTATCTGATTGAAGCCTATGTCCCTGCAGCTTTTGAAGCAGAATACCGCAAGATGAGTGCCGATGAACAGAAAGAACAGGATAAACGGGATGCTGCAGTATTTGACCGTTTCTACGGTGCAAATAAGCGGTTTATCGTATCTATCGGTAAGCAGAAAGTTGAAGTTGTTTGGCGCATCCACTCAAAAGCCCGATTTTACCGCCGATACGCTTTAACCAAGTTGCCCCATCTGCGCCGCGTTATGGAGTTCTTGGCCAAATATGCAGAAGGCGCATTGCGCAAGGACACGCCGGATTTAGTGATGATGACGTCGAAATCCGAGAACTATAGTTGCATCTTTGCCATTGAGCGGCATACCAATCCTTTGCGCATCCGATTAGTAACCATTTTACCGAAAGGCCGTAATTATGCTGTTGACGGTACTCCAAAAATCCTTGTTGAATGCCTGCAAAGTATCCCTGAAGTAATCGTAGATTAACAGTAATTTTACACTAGCCCCATATTGATTTTAATTTAATATGGGGTTATAATTGCCCTGCACTGAATGAGAAAGGAAACTGAAATGACAGAACTGAAACGGATTGACGAAATCGAATTAGTGTCTGGAGACGGACGAATCCTTCGGATGTACAAGCTTCGCCCCGATGCCAAAGAACTTGTCGCCAAAGCTTTGACCAAATGCCCCAAGATTAAAACGGGTGTTTCCAAGTTTGCCGACGAGTTTGCCACCTTCTTTAATGCTGCCTATACAGCCCTAGTTCCTTGTACATACGGGGTAGTTGGAGTTTATGACGAATGGGAATCCGAAGCGACTCAAATTGCCATCATGCTTGACGGACATCCCGTTGATTTTGTTTCGCTGCATAAAGCCTACAAAGATGTCTTTGCAAAATCCTTTGGGGAAGATGAAGTTTTCTACAAAGACAGAGTTACCTTCATCCAGTTTGTAGTTGATACATGGAATGAACTGTAATCCGATAAATCCCGACAGCCCGCCATCAAGCGGGCTTTTTGCATAAATAAAGGTATTACGCCTTAAGGAATATCCCATGTCAGCATTTCGCGAATTTATCCTGCAGGAAGCAGTACGCTACCTAGAAGAAAGTCAATTATCCCGGCAAGAGCAATTTGAAGAAGATGAAAAAGACGCCTTGAAGTTTGACCGCCATTACGGCGCAAACAAGAAATTCTTGCTGAAGATTGACGGCCAGCAAGTTCTCTATGACTGGTCAGTCCATGGAAAAGCCCGCTTTGCCCGCCGGGCTGCCAAATCCAGTTTTATGCACATCAAAGACCTTTACCGCATCCTTGATAAAATCGGCAGGGCTGCCTTATCAGCGCCAAAACGGGAAGTTCTAATTTACTCCCAATCCGAAGAGTGGGGTGTGATTATTGATGTATTCACCAACGAAAGCCCCAAGCGCCTGCGCGTGGTTTCTTGGCTGCCTAGAAAGAAATACCAACCCGTGGCAGGCACGCCTTTAATCTTGGCTGAAGCAATAGAGCGCCTACATATAATCGAATTGGATTAACCCATCACGCCCTGCATCATGCGGGGCTTTTTGTTATCTAAATAGGCCATAACAGCAACAACGGAGCACTATCCATGACAACCGACACCTTTGATATTTCCGCCTATGATGCCTACCGTTACCGCATCTGTGCCGATAAACTTACCTTGAATGTTATCAAGAAGGCCTTTGCAGCTTATGATAACGTCTTCAACCCCGACGGGATTAGCTGGCGCGCCCATCAAGACGACAGCGTAGAGACTGCCCTGTATGCCGTGGCCAAGCGTGCCAAGACTTCAGACTTCACCCTGCAGATGGATAACCTACGGAATGGCGAGCGCTATAAAATCGTTATCGGCGCTTGGGGACACAAATACGTCGACTAAGGACTCATTATGGCAGCCAATAACCGATATAACAACATGGATAACCAAGCAGGCGTTTTGGTTATCCCGTTCGAATCCGACGTCAACTACGCCATCCAGCGCACTATGCTCCCGGCAGTCCGCTTATTGCCAATTGATACGCCCTATCAAAACGGCATTGCAGCCTTTTCAGGTGAGACCCCGACCTATGACCGCCTAGTGGTAGACTTCCTAGCAGATGAAAACAACGAAGTCAGAGACCGCCTGCATGAATGGATGCGGGAAACCATGATGTCTAACACCCCGATGAAAACGTGGCGCGATTTAACTTTGCATTTGTACACGAAAAATAGTACACTGCATAAAACTTACATCTTTGTAGGCGCTCACGTTACCGACCTTGAGCAGTTATCCTTTGATACTTCAGTCGTCGAACCCGATGTACAGGTCTGCAGCGCCACATTTGCCTACCAATACTATTACAGGGTGTGGGATAATGCAACTGGAAGCAATCCTTGAAGAAATCGAAAAAGACAGCATCATAGACATAACCCGCCTTGATACGGCGGGTTTAGACGCACCACGGCTGCATGGTAAATGGATACGCCGTTTATCAGAAGAACGTATTGTAGCCCGTGGCCTAGAGGTGGAAATTGCCGAACTGGTTAAGCAGCGCCAGCTTTACTACATGGGCAAGCTGCCGGATGAAGCCTATAAGGCCGAGCCGCTGCATCACAAGGTTTTGAAGCAAGACCTGAATATTTGGATGGATAGCGACAAACAGCTTAATGCCCTGAAGAACCGCCTTTATACGCAAACCTTGAAAATATCGGCAATCGAGTCTTTCCTCAAAGAACTATCGCAGCGCAGCTTTCATATCCGCAATACGATTGAATATATCAAATACCAGCAAGGCATTTAATTTTTCATATTATGACAGACATCACAATAGCATTTGCCAATCGCCTAAACGCCCGTATCCTATGCAGCCCCGACATTGCCTGCGAGATACGCGACGAGTTCAGTTACCGCCCCAATGGCTACCAATTTACGCCCAAGTACAAAATGGGCTTGTGGGATGGATACTTGAGACTGTTTAGCCCGCATATCGGGCTATTGCCGCTTGGCCTAATCTATCCCTTCATGCAATGGGCGCAATCTAAAGGATATGCCTTGCACGTTGATACCCATAACGGCAACTTCCTTGAGCGCTTCGACGTAGACGGTTTCTTGGCCAAGCAAGACCAGTGGTGCAGGTTTGAGCCATACGACTATCAAATCGATGCCTTTAAGGATATGATAGTCAATAACCGGGCATTATGCCTATCCCCGACAGGCAGCGGCAAATCCCTAATCCAGTTCATGCTATGCCGCTTCTTACTAGAACATACCGATTACAAGATATTGCTGTCAGTTCCGACAACCCAACTGGTCGAACAAATGGTATCGGATTTTGCTGATTACGAGCAGCCCACAGACCCCTTCAAGGTATCCGAGCAATGCCATAAGGTCTATAATGGGATTGACCCCAATACCGACAAGCGGGTAGTGGTTTCCACTTGGCAATCGATGTACAAGCAGCCAGCCGATTATCTGCGCCAGTTTGAATGCTACATCTGCGACGAAGCCCACAAGGCCGATGGCAAATCCATCTCCGGCATGATAGCCAAGATGGCACAGACCAATATCCTGCGCTTTGGCCTAACAGGCACATTGAATGGCACGAAATGCCATGAAATGCAATTACGCGCCCTGTTCGGCAATATCATCAAGACACGCAGCACGCGCCAATTGATGAAAGACGGCAACTTGGCCAGCCTTGACATACGCTGCATCATGTACGACTACCAAGACCACGCATACCTGAAACAAGCCTTATCTATACCCAAAGGCGGAAATCAGGGTACGGCCAAATACCTAGCCGAGATAGATGTGATTACGTCCTATCCGCCCCGGATGGAAGCCGTATTAAATCTGACCATGACACGCAGCCATAACACGCTAGTGTTATTCAACTTTGTAGATGGCCACGGCAAGCCGATGTTTGAAGCGGCCAAGGCCATAGCCGCCAAGCATAACAGGGAAGTGTTTTACATTTCAGGCGAGACCCCGGTAGAAGAAAGGGAACTGATACGCGCCAAGTTTGCCAATCAAGATAATATCGTCTTGTTTGCCAGTTATGGCACATTCAGCGCGGGGATTAACGTCAAGAACGTGCATAACCTGATACTGGCACACCCGACTAAATCAGTAATCCGCCTGCTGCAATCCATAGGCCGTGTATTGCGTATTGCCGATGGTAAGACTAAGGCTACCCTGTATGACCTTGTTGATGATATGAGCAGGGGCAGGAAGCATAAGAACTACCTGTATAACCAATTTGTCGAGCGCTTGGGGATATATGAAGAGCAGCAATTTGATTACGAGATTCAAGTTGTAGAGCTCTAGGGCAAGGATATAAAAACATAAACCTTTCGTATCGTCTCGTATTTGATACCATATTGCATTTCACAGAGCCATAGTGTATAATGCACGGCCATCAGGGCAGGACATGCCCGTAGAGCTTGTGAAGTGAATTGCGCAGTAAGGCAATCAGCAACAAGAACCCGCCGAAAGTAACTCACGCTTCGCGTAGGAACTCGTAGGAATCCCCGGCCTTCAGGATGGGGAGGATGTCAAAGTAAGACGAAAGAAACCCGCTTAATGCGGGTTTTACTTTTATCTAAACATAGCGTTTCTCGGGTCACAGATGGCCACAGATTGCGATTAAGTTATAGGGTAATACCCTAGCCTACCTCTAGGGGTTGAACAAGCGAATTTCGCTGAATTTAAGCCTATGCGACTCGTGAGCTTTCGCATGGTAGGGATATTGCCAAGGCTATACAGGGATGCCTTGCTAAATCATTAACATCTAGCTACAAATTCAAGGCAATTCATTATTGTTTTAAAAATCAATACTTTCGTTTGATTCGGCATGGGGTTGGTTGTTGAGGGTCAACCCATCCCATCCTCGGCAATCATTAACATATTGCATAAGAAAAGCCCCTTAATCGGGGCTTTTGGCAGTTTTCGCTATTAAAGCGAGTTTGCAATGGCTGAAGTGTAGAGGCTGGCAAAGTAGGCTTTAACGGCGGTATCGCTTTCAATAGCAACATTGCGGGCAGCTTCGAGTTCATCTTCGGTATATGTCCCGTTCCCTTTTACAGCGTTGAAAGCAGTTATGTAGAGGCTAAGGTAGCAAGAAATCTGACCCGCTAAGAATGCTTGTCCTAAACTGTCTGATGGGGATGGTTTGTTAATCAGTTCATAGACACGGTCAAACGGGTTTACGTCTTTCAGGGATTTTTCTGCAAGGTATCCGATTTCAAGCTGGGCAAATACGTTTTTCATTTTCTGTTTCCTTTATGTTGTTGGTTATCTACTACGATTACTATTATACCCTATATTGATTTAAATGCAATATCCCCAATCAAAAATATTTTTTATGCCATTGCTAAATAAAGGAAAATAGTTATATTGGAGAGTGGCCTATGGCTGCATTATTGACCTATCCGCAGGGGATTAGCCTTGATGAAACCCACTTCCCCGCATGGATTAAGTTTGACATCTACAAGCGCAAGTCGCCTAAAGACAGCACGCCTTTGCAGACTATCAACCTGTTTATGCCGGAAAGCCTGAATAATCCCAATACCGTTTCATGGGATACCGAGCGTCTAGGCTTCATTGGCGGGCAGATGGTGGCGCAGAAAGACGGGATGTCTCTTTCAACCCTCGCGGGCGGGGCATGGGATACCGTCAAGCTGTTTGGTTCTAATATGGCCTATGGCGCTGCATCCAGTATGGCGCAATATGGGGGCGGTAGAGCCACGGCTGACCAACTGCGCGGGGCATTATCGGGACAGGTACGCAATCCCTATCTGACTATGCTCTTCCGTGGCGTCGACTTTAGAACTTTCGCCATGGATTTCACGTTTTACCCGCATGTCGAATCAGATTGTGATTTGATTGACAATATCATCCGTGAGTTCAGGGCGCATAGCCTGCCACCCGGCGCTGCTGCCGACCAGCCTTCATTCTTGGGTTATCCCAATGAAGTTGAGATTGCCTACATGTGGCGCGGCAAAGAAAACCGCTACATGCACAAGTTCAAGCGCTGCGTGATTACGGGGATTGATGTTAATTACACGGGTGCGGGCATGATGTCGGTAATGCGTAACGGCTTTCCAAGCCACATCAAAATGCATTTGAAATTTTCAGAAATCGACCTTGTACTGGCCGAAGACGTTAGGAAGGGATACTAAACCATGACGGGCTATTTGACTGTAGGATTATTGAGCGCCTTTGTACGCAACCTAGGCAGCCGCGAAACCGCCGATTGGAAGCAGGGAGAAGATGTGGCATTGGGCGACATCCGCCTGCATAATCAAAACAAGTATATTGCCAAGATTGCCGGGCGATGCGGGGATGTTCCCCCGGTACATCTTCACGGCGAAGCGACCGACGGCAAGGTGATTTGGATTTTCGTCGAATCGGTACGCGGGATTTATCCCAATATGAAAAACAGTTATCTGCTGTTTGGCCGTGATAGCAGTCAGCCTATCCCGCATGCCTTCTATGCGCAGAAACTTAATTCAGAGAATGCCCGCCTTGGCGCTAAGGCCACGGCTTGGGTAAAGGATACCGTCTATACGGCCAGCCTATCCACTATCTTGCGCAATACGCAAAACCAGTTATACATTTGCGTGAGAGCCGACGGCGCTTCGACAGTAGAACCGACTGAAGATGGCACTCATAACTTCCAAACCCTAGACGGGTATATTTGGCGCTATGTCGGCAAGGTCGATACCCTGTACAGCCGTTTTATCAGCGACAGCCATGTTCCTGTAGACGACTTGGCATTTGACAGCCTGAAAACGCTTGTCGATGTGACCCTGCTGCAACAGCGCGGCGAATTCGCTGAACCCAAGGCCAGCGCTGCAGGGGTTAAGGTAGAACTTAATCCTGCTAAGAAAATCAGTTCTATTTGGGTATCCGGCAGTAATAACCAAATCAACCACGGCGACATCATCACTGTACAGAACAAGGATGCGCAGGGCACAGGCGCAGCCGCTGAAGCCGTTATCACATCCGGTAAGGTAACTACCATTAACCGACAAGCCACAGGGTCTGGCTATACCCATGCCACGGTATTTGTAATCGGTGATGGCACGGGAGCGTCTGCCGAACCCGTAATCGATAACGTCGGCGCAATCACAGGCTATACCGTAACCAATCAGGGGCAGGATTATACCCATGCCGAGATTATCATCATTGCAGGCCAAGCAGGGGCAGTGGCCAAGGCCGTGACACTCAATGACGGCAACAGCGGTGTGATGCTATCCAACACCAATGCCCTATTGTTAAATATCACGGTAAGCGATATTACGGGCTACATAGACCCCGCCGGGGATAACAGCAAGTATGATTATGTGGCCATTGCCACCGGCCTAACCGCCAAAGGCAAGCCCGCATCTGCACAATATTATGCAGCCCCATTGAACCCCAATTACAGCGACCCCGCCTATCAGGTTATCGAAAAGACAGGCCTGCCTTTGCTGATACAGGATTTTGCAGCCAAGCAGCGCACGGCGGGGCAAGAAGAAAACCTATCATTGACTATTGTTTTGGAGTAATGCAATGACTGACAAGCAACAAGCTCCGTATTTCGACACCCATGCGGGCAGCAAGAACCACAAGCATGTGCTCTTTGCTGCAGGGCGTCCTGTACAGGCAAGGGAGCTCAACGAAGCGCAATCGATTGTCCAAGACCAGCTTGGCAAGTTTGCCGACCATGTATTCAAAAACGGCAGCCGCGTTTCAAACGGCAGCATTGCCATTGTCGAACATGAATACGTGCGCCTGAAGGATTTAGATGCCGACGGCAATACGACCAAGCTGGATTTCTTCAAGCAGGGAATCGAATTGGAAGGCGATACCAGCGGGGTTAAAGCCAAACTGCATGCTTGGACGCCTAAAGAAGAAAGCGACCCCGTAACCCTGTTTGTACTCTATACCGCCACGGGCATTGACGGCCAACAGCACCGCTTCCTGAATGGCGAGACCCTGAAGGTTAAAGATGCCAACCTGAATACTGTTTACAAGGTAGTGGTACGCTGCCCGTCTTGCCCGCAATCTGCAGATGATGTCAACGAAATTGACCCCTGCGCATTTGGCGCTAAGTTCTTCAATGTGGCTGACGGGGTTTATTACTATAACGGCTTCTTCGTATCCGTAGCCGCTTCCCAATTGGTATTCAGCAAATACGGCGCTCCAGTAACCTGCAAAATCGGCTTTGATGTAATCGAGCGCATTGTTACTGCAGAGGAAGACCCGACCCTGTATGACAATGCCTTGGGTTATCCCAATGAAGCCAGCCGTGGCGCAGACCGCATTGTGGTCAATTTCAATTTGGTAAAACGCAATAATGCCGTGGCAGACGGCACGCAGTTTGTTGAATTGGCTGTGATTGAAGACGGTTATGTTCAGTTATTGAAATCCGACTTCCAATATGCCGACTTGATGGATACGCTGGCCAAGCGCACCTATGAAGAATCCGGCAACTATACTGTCGTGCCGTTTGAAGTACGCTACCGTGAACACAAGAAATCCGGCGTAAACGACCATGTCGGCTTCAAGCTGGACGGCGATGAATCACTCTTGCAGGCTGTTATCGGCAGCGGTATTGCCTACGTTAAAGGCTACCGCACCGAGACCATCTACGACTCAACCGTAAATGTGCCCAAAGCCCGAACCACCAACAAGATACAAAACGGCAGCATCTACTTTGCCGAACGTGCCTACATGGATTTGGTTCCGCTGGACGGCCTTTCCGTATGGCCTAACAATCCTTCCAGCAAATCGATTGTATCCATGAAGGAAGTACAGTTCTATGACGGCGAACCGAATAGCGATGCGCCGACAGGGGCTGTCGTAGGTTCTGCCATTGTTACCGATGCGGTATATATCGGCGAGAATGCACAGCACAAACCGATTTGGCGCTATTACCTGACTGCCCTGTCAATGAATGCAGGCGCAAATCCAGTGAAATGCGTATCCAATGAAACCGCCCGCTTCTTGGCAGTTCCGAATGGCGAGTTCACGGTAAACAACCAATCCGAACAAAACCTGTTCTTCGATACCAGCAACCTCAACGTGAAATCATTGCGCGACAGTGACAATAACACTAGGGGCAGTATCAATATCACTTTGCGCGTGAAACTAAAAGCCAGCTTGGATGCGCAGGGCAAATATACGTTCACTACCCACAATGGCGTATTTGACAGTAATATCCGCGATACCATCCTGATTGTGGGCAGCGCTGGTAATTATCAATCCATCAAAGCCGACAGCAATACCGTTGCCCCGGCAGGCACTACCCTGTCAGTAGATGTAGGCGGTACGCATGCAGGCAAGGACATCTATGTCATCCATAACCTGCAGCGCTTGGATGTGATGGAAAAGACCAAGCAGTCGGCCACTCACATCATTACCAATATCAAGCGTACCGACACTAACAACTTCCACGACCTGATTAAGGTACAAAGGGCAGATGCCTATAAAATCGAGTACGTCCACAGTTATAACGCTGCTACGCCTGCACAGTTTGACGATATTACGGCCAACTTCGATTTGTATAACGGCGTGACCCACTATGCCTATAAAGAATCTGCCATCAAGCAGAAAGCGGGCAAGCAGGTAAACAACAATCATGACATGATTGAGGTTAAAATCCGCTACTTTAACCACAGCGATACCAATAGCGCGGGCTACTTCACTATCGACAGCTACAAGCAGGTGCTGGATGATGAAGAAAGCGGCATTACCTATGCCAATCTACCAGTGGCCGTATCCTATACGGGCAAGGTGTACAGCGTCGACCGCATCTTGGATTTCCGCCCCGTAATTATGGACTTGGATAATGTGGATGCAGCCATCCCCGCTACCAAGGAAACGGCGGTATTTGATGTGGAATACTATGTCGGCAGGCGCGATTACTTGTGCGTTGCCCGCGATGGCCACTTCTTCCACGAATACGGCACGCCATCCGATAACCCGACCCCGCCGACCAATCTGACCGACGACATCATGCCGCTGTATGAAGTATCCATCCCGGCCTATACCTACAGCTACCAAGATGTCAAGGTTAAGCGTATCGAAAACAAACGCTATACCATGCGCGATATTGGCAGGCTGGAAACCCGTATCAACAACTTGGAATACTATACATCCCTGTCCATGCTCGAGAGCGAAGCTGCAGGGGCAAACGTTAAGGATTCCAACGGCCTTGACCGCTACAAAAACGGTTTTATGGTTGACGACTTCAGTAAGCACTCAACCGGTGAAACCGCCAGCCACGAGTATCGCTGCACCATTGACAAGAACCGCAAGGAATTGCGCCCTACCTATACCATGGTGAGCCGCAAGGCCGAGTTCAAGCCCAATGAATCACAAAATGCCGTGGTAAATGCAGGGATTGCCATGCTGCCTTTCAAAAAGGTATTGGGCGATGAGCAACCATTTGGCACGAGACCGCTATCCATCAATCCCTATCTGATTTACCGCAAGGCAGGTCAGTTGGTATTGACCCCCAACGTGGATACATGGGCAGATGTAGAACGCAAGCCCGACATGGTGGCCAATATCGACACCGGCGTGGATGCCCTGAAGCAAATCGTGAACCGCCAAAACAACATTGTTTCGGCCTTCAATGATTGGGTATTCGCCAACAGCACCATGCAGGGCAATGGCACGGTTAATAGCGGCTTGGGTACATTGCAATCGCAGGTAACCGGGCAAAGCACCAGAACCACCACTACCCGCGAAACCAGCGGTGGCAGCCGTCTAAGTTCGTTTGGTAGTTCAACTACCGAGACCACGACCACGACTACCACCACGACCACGAACTCAATCGACACTCGAACCGAAACCCGTGGCAGCATTGAAAGCCGTACTAATACCTACCGCTATGACGCTGTTACCGATGTGAAGATGATGCCCTACATGCGGGCAACCCAAATTGAGTTCACGGCTGCAGGCCTTGCGCCCAATACCCGCTTCTATGTCTTCTTCGACAATCAGAACGTAACGGGCATGACTACGGCCACAGGCAACAGCGAAGATGTTCAGCATGCCGTGACCAATAACCTGCTGCTATCCAATGCCAACGGTGTATTGCGCGGGATTATCAATATTCCTGCCAACCGCTTCTTCACTGGGGCGAAGGAAGTCAGAGTTACCAACGACCCGAAAAACACCAAGGATGAAAAGAACGAAACCAGCTATGCCGAAACACAGTTCTTTGCAGGCGGTTTGAAAACGCAGCGCCAAGGCCTGACCATGAACGTGGCCACGGCTACCTACAATGAACAGCAAGTTACGCAGACCCGTGCCAATACCCGCACCAATACCAACGTCACCAGAACTTCAACGACACGTTCAAGGTTTAACACTGGTGGTCGTGGTGGTGGTCGTGACCCGATTGCGCAAAGCTTCAAGTTCGACTATGACTGCTTCATCTGCGCAATTGATGTTTACTTTGAAGCGCTGGCCAAGGGCGACGAGATTTGGCTGGAAATCCGCGAAATGGATAACGGTTATCCAACAGAGACTGTGTTATCCAAAAACGTGCTGCAGACTGATAAGCTGCATGCCAGCTTGGATGCCAAGACTGCCGAACATGTGGTATTTCCCGTGCCCGTTAGATTGCAGAAAGGCCGTGAGTATTGCTTTGTAATCGGCGGGGAAAGCCCTGCCACCCGCGTGTGGGTTGCCAAGCTGGGTGAGACTGCGGTGAACGTGCCTAACAAGGTAGTAGATACTCAAGTTACATTGGGTTCATCCTTCCGCAGCCAAAACGGCAGCACGTGGAATGCCGAGCAGTACGAAGACATCATGTACAAGCTCTATGTCTGTGAGTTTACTTCTACCGACATGACTGTACGCTTCGACATATCCGGCGGTGCAGAGTTTGCCCCGCTGGTAGATGCGCCGTTTGAAACCGAGGCCAACAGCAACTTGGTACGCGTTTATACCAAGAACCCCCACGGCTTGGTAGAAGGCGATAAGCTTAACCTGCGCCTGTATCCCGAGTTTGAATATCACGTCGAACTAACGAACGGCCACCTGATGGTTGGCCACGAGCTGCAGATTAACAACGGCAGGGCTAAGGCCGTCGTGCAATCGATTGATTACACCACCCCCACATCCGCCATTGTTAAGCTGGCCATGCTGGAAGGCGTAATCAGCAATAACGACCCCTTCATTGCCAACCCCTATCTGCGCAAGGCAGGGAATAAGGATATGCTCAAAGCCTATCTTGATTTGGCCGTGGAAGACTACGACATCAAACAGGCTGCAGGGCGATTTACAAACGAAATCGGCGCATTGGCCACAAACGGCATCCCGCTTGAACTGCTGAACAAGCAGCACCAAGTAAAACGTGTCGACGACAGCCGAACCTTTGTGATTGAAGTCAACCAGCAAGCCTTGCAGACTGGACGCTTTGGCGCATCCGGCAGTATCGCCCTGATTAACCATAAAGCCGATATGCTGAATATCAGCGGGGTTCGCCTGCTGCATGACGGCACGGAAGAATGGAGCTTTGAAGCGGTATCACACGGCGAAGCCAACAGCCTGTTTGCATCCGATAACTACTCCGTGCTGCCACGCAAAACGTTCAACCTGAACGATGACCGCTATCTTGACAGACCTATCAAGATTGCCAGTACCGTCAACGAGAATGAGCGTATGGCGGGCAGGGCATCCATCCAGCTTACAGCCAAGCTAAAAGGCAGCAAATACCTAAGCCCACAAGTCAATATCGATACCTTTAGCGCGGTATGTATCAGCAATGACGTGGCTTGGACAACTGCCGACCTGCTTGACAGAAACCCCAATGGCAGCGGCAGGTTTAAACCTGAAACCAACCCTGAAGGCGGGAGCGAGCATTTCACCTACGTGACTAAGACTGCCATCCTGAAAAACCCTGCAGCCGACTTGCGCTTATGGTTCGATGCCTTCAAGCCTGCCCATGCTGATATTGACATCTACGTCAAATTGAAAACGCTTGGCGTGGATAACATCAACGCAGCACCTTGGATACTGGTAACGGGCTATGATAAGACTGCTACCAGCGCTACGATTGACGACAGGGTAGAGATTGACCTGCTGCTTTCAGACCTGCTGCCAGCTCATACCGGGGCACAGCATCTGTTCAGCGAGTTCAAGGTCAAACTGGTAGGGCGCAGCAAAAACAGCGCAGTGCCTCCGCTGATTAAAAATCTGCGCATTATCGCTTATACATAAGATGTTAATGATTGCTCGAGTAGGTATCGGTTGCACCCTCAACGCTCAACCGATACCCGCCGAGAAGGAAATCCTTAAGTTTTAGGGGGTTACTAGAAAATCAGAAAGCAGCTTCAAAAGCGATAGAATGTTAATAATCAATCCCCATCATACTATTTGGCGGGGATTTTACTTATTCTTTGCATGAACAATATTGCATTTAAATCAATATAGGGTATAATGGCAACCGTGATAGATAACAACAGACAAAGGAAACAGAAAATGAACAACCTCTTCAGCGCTTACGATTGGATGAAACAGCAAGATTTGCCCAAAGAAGGACGAATGAAAGCTTTAAGCGTTCCCGCAGAACATATATCAGAAATTGTAACTTGCCTGATTTCTTACGGATACATTGTTTACGCTGGATGTAATGACAGCAGTATCATTGTTAAGAAACCCGCCTTTATCATCCCCGAATGGTTTGACAGCCAAGTCATGCCCGAGAAAGGGGAAATGCGAGCCTATTATGATTTGCCAGCTGAAAAGATGCCCGAGATTGCAGAATATGCCTACGAAATGGGTTATGCCGTTTTTATCGGGTTAAGCCAAACCAGCATTGTTCTGCATAACGTAGATTGAGCCAAGTAATCAATCAACCGCCAGTATTCCGCTGGCGGTTTTCTTATATGCGAAAGGCGAAAGGCGAAAGCTGCGAAATTCAGGCATTCAACATCATGGGTAATACCCTAGCCTACCTCAACCCCGTCGTCGCAATCTGTGCGCATTGTGAAGCGACTGTGGCCTATTCCCTGATTTATTTCTCTGCCACGCTCAACAACATTCAATCTATCCCGCCAAGTTTGCCTGTTTAAATATTGATAGCGATAATAAAGAGGCCTTGTACAAATGGCAGGATTTAAACAATTACTTCAGGATATGCAGCCCGCCACGCTAATCAGTTTTGACGGCGAAGTATGGAATACGGGCACGCGCTTTATCGACAGCGGCATTATCATTGACGAGATGCGCAATCAAGACGGCATCATTACCCAAGAGAGCAACGAATTGGTTTATGCTGGATACCGAGCAGGTGGTAGAAGCCTGATTGAACTTGACCAGTTTGACCAATACTCACTAAGGTTCTGCCCTACAGGGGCAAACAAGCCAGCCGAAAGGGCAGGCTTTTCCCGCTTCCCCAAAGCGATGGTGTCTATCCCAAATAACCTCGCCTACAATTTCGGCAACAAAGAATTCACCTATTCTATGCTAGCCAACCGTGGCGAGGCCGAATGGGGTAATGACCAAGATACCGACGGCAAGTGGCGTCGCGGGGCTTATACCGACATCCTGTTTAGCCACGGCGGGATTATCACATTAGCCCAACACTATTACTGGACAACCCCTAGCCGCTGGGAAATCAAACTGCATCCCCTAACCCAACCCGTATTATCGGTGGAAGGCGAAATCATCCCCGCCCGCTTGGCAGGCCGGGCAACTTGGCTGGTTATTCGTTTCAAGGATTACGTTTTAGAAGTCTTCATTGACGGCAACCTGATTGCATCCAAGGATATTTCCGACCTTGTCGACGTTAACTACTTTACAATCGATGCAGGTTCAAAAGAGTTCACTCTTGGCGGGCAGGCTTTGCCCTACGATGCCACCAAGCTGTACAGCGACAGATTAACACGCACCTATGACTTCGATGCCGTGGCCATTTTTACCCGAGCCATAACCGACCTCGAAATCGTTAAGCTGTTTAGGCGCATTTGGAACTATGACGAAATGCTTAGGGTTGACGCCCCAAGCAATTACTGCCGCTTCGACGACGATGCCTTGTCTAAGGGTTATATCGAAATGACGGTATCGACCCTGCACAATGCCCGCCTAAGCATTATCGGCAATTACCGCAATGCCGAACCGCGACAGATAGGCAAGATTACGGGCACGCGCGGGATACGCTTTACCAATGGCACGCATATCAAAGCTCAGGCTCAAGATTACACCAAACTGGTTGACCTTAACCGTGATTACACAATCGAGTTCTTCTTCAGGACTTCCGATGCCAACCGGGGCGTGTTGTTTCAGCAAGCCCACACGCAGTTTCCCTATGAACAATTGACGATATGGTTTAACAGTCGTCGTGGACAGCAGGTAGGCGGTGTAATGGAAATGGATTTGGCGTCTACCGACATTCAAATCCCGATTGCCGATAATATTACCTTCAACGAATGGCATCACTTGGTCATCCGCAAGCAAGGCGACAAGTATTGCGTTTGGATTGACGGCAACATGGTATTGGAAGACTATAACCACCGGGCAGACCCGCAAAGCGGCACTACCGGGGTTCACTTCCTATCAAGCCCCTTCCATCATCACTATTTGGCAGCGGATTTATCGACGCTGACCACCTATCCCCGGGCATTATCCAATGAGAAGATTCAAGCCCATTGTAATTACGATACCGTTTACCGTATCAGGGGCACTGTCACCCTGATGGGCAACCCTACCGACGCCACTATCCGCATCTACAGCCATGACAGCGGCAAACTGCTAGGCGAAGTAACGTCGCATCCGGTAACAGGGGTTTACATCTTTGACCTACTAAGCAACGAGCGCGTGGATGTATTTGCCTTCCACAAACACGACAGCACAGTCAAGTTCAGGGCATACGGCTTTATCGTGCCCTACGAACAACTAGACATCCAGCCGTAAGGGGTAACAGATGGCGGATAACTGGCGCAATATCGAATTCGGGGAGTATCGGGCTACTCCCCTGAATGACTACGACCACAATTGCCGCTATTATCCCGAACCAGAAAACGATTTTAATTTTCCCTATGCGGGATGCGGTTTAACCCTAGGCAATGTAAGCAGCTTCGCAGGCAGCTATACCTATATCTTCGAACCTGCCGAGTTTAGCGTTATCAACAGCGGCCACGGCTTCTACGCTTCAACCACTGTTCAGATTACGCCCGGCTTCCCCTGCGAAGCCTACCTAGGCTACGACATCAACAAGCTTACGCTTGAAGTTCCCCGCATCCCCTACCTGCAGGACATCAAGAGCAGTCACGGCGACAATATCGCCATCAAGCTCTCAACATCAATCCTGTTAGAAGCCGAATCAAAACATAACGGCCATGCGGTAGCGATTGAGTTAAAGGCTTTCCCGACTGTCTTCTTTAACCCGAAATCAGAACACGGTTCTGAAGTTCACAAAGTACCCCTGCAGTTGCATCCGACTGTATCGGTATATATCCAAACAGGCAGCCTTGTAACACCGAGTCTGCAGGTCACGCCACACTTCCAGCCTGACAGCGCCCACGGCTTTGCATCCAATAAGCCCGAGCTGACCAAGCAAACGCTGAAGCCTGTCGAGCTGCCGAAATCCAAGACCGAACTTGGTGAATACACCGAAGCGTCAACGCTGGTACTATCCCATGTAGCCTTACGCCATATTCGTGCCTATGACGGTTCGGAAACCAAGGTTGACGATTTAAAAATCCCTAGGGATATACCGCTAGGCGAAGCCCGTTCGTATATCGGCTATGACGTAGCCAAGTTTGACACCCGCTGGACGTTTATCCTGTATGAAGCTGCCAGCCATACAGGCAGCGAAACCAAGGTGGGCGATTGGATACTTGACAAATCCGATTGGATTTACACGCAGGTCGGCAGTCAAACCAACTTTGTCGATATTCGAACCGAAGCGGTTTACAAGGCAGGCACATCACTAGGTATTCAAGCAGATGCCAAGCTGTCAGTTCCGCCTGCCATCCCCCTGCAGATAGAAAGCCCGCTGGGCGAACAGGTAAATGTTTCACTGCATGCCCTAAGAAGCCCGCTCTTCTATCCCTATCCAAGTGTATTCGGCGCATGGAACGACGTATCGTTTGATTACGAAACAACCCACTTCGACCTCTGCAAATGCTGCAAGAACATCCATACCTACGGCGAAGTGTTCAATATCGAACTGGCGCATTACGAAGACCAAAGATGGCGCTGCAGCACGGATATTGAAACCAAGGTAACGGTATCCTTGCTAACTGCGCCACGGTACGGCCAAACCGACAGTCAGTTCGGCGAGCAAATCTTCGTGGATTTGTATGACCCGATTAAGTTCGAACCTGAAAGCTATGCAGGCGACCAAATCCGCCTTAATGATTTCTATCAGGATTTGAATATTCGCCTTACCTTTGGCAACCTGATACCGGATATTCACCGTGCCGACATTGAACTGGATGCGCCTAATCCCGACCACGATACTACGATTAGAAGCCTGACAGGCGAGCAGGTACGATGGGATTTAGAGCGACATACCCAATTTGAAACCGAGCAATGCTTTGGCGAGACTTCCCAAGCGGTATTGACCATTGACAGCTTTGCACCACGCACAGGGTTTGGCCACAATATCAGCGTGGCATTATCAACCACGGTACAGTTTGCATCTGCCAGCTATACGGGCGAAATTGTCGAACCTGACCTGTATCAGCCCCCGCTGATGTCTTACATGGGCGAACAGGTGGCCGTGGCGATTTCCATCAAGTACGAAGTTGAGTTCTTAGAAGAAGGCTGCTTGGATAACGAATACGTGTATGCCAACGAAAACGGCGACGAAGACAAATCTAAGTATGAAATCCAAGCGGTAGAGAAGAAAATGTTTAGGCATGATTTGAAGGGCAGGTGTTATTGATATGGCTTTGCAAGACATCCTTCGAGACCTGCGCTTGGGCATTACCCACCCGCAATTGCAGATAGGCACGCCTTTACGCTTTGAAGCGCAGCCAAGAAAGCCTTTTACCGCCATCATCCGCTTACGGCAGGCAGATACCCTAAACATCCGTATCCTGCTTACCGAGTACGATATGGTCAATTACACCCTAAGCTTTTACCAAAGGCAGGGCAACAAGCTTATCGGATTTGGCCAAGCGGTTTCATATGAACACAATACGCTCATCACAAAAGAAATCCCGGCAGATGTTGATGTGTTTCTGCATATCGACCCTAAAACCGCAATCAAGGGTAATATTACGGCTGCCCGGCAAGGCTATACCCCTAGCTCGCGCATGGAAGCCCTAACGGGTTTCGGTTATTACACCTCTGCAGCATTGCAAACCCGCAAGCGCCCGATTGAATGCCACGAGACCCTAGTGTACGAATTGGTTGACGGCAAACTACCCGACGGCTTAACCCTGATTTCCAGCGGCGTGATTATGGGCGAAGTCGGCAACCTAGACTGTTCTGAACACAATACCGATTTACCGCCGAGCTGGAACTGGTACAGCGATAACCACGATGACACGGCACAGGCATGGGGTAGGGTATGGAAGTTCAAGGTTAGGCTTTACCTGCTAAACCAACCGGAAACCTATACCGAGAAATGGTTCTGCATCCGCGTTTATAACAACTGGAGCTTGGACAGAGACAGGTTTAAAGCCGCCCCGGATATTGTGGTCGAAGAAGCCGCTGATAATCCGGTTAAACCCTACCAGCCACCAAAACTGAACAGCCTTTGCCCGCCTTGCCCAAGCCCCACAGAGTTCGTGCCCAAGCGCATTGATACCCGAGGCCTTTGCGGGGTAACGAAAGCCCCAGAATCTGCCATGATGATTGACGGCGTGGCCGTGCCGTTTTCGGAAATCCGTTTCAGCAAGCTAGGCAAATGCCCAAGCTGCCTTGACCCAACAAGGCCTAAAGATGTTGAGGAATACAGCATCCCAAGCGGTACGATTATCCGAACCCCCGACGAACTGCTCCAACACTATGCTCGCAATCGAAACAATTTTGACCAACTGGTCATGCACCTGCATAGCAGTAAAATCCTGCCAGACATCTACAAGAACCTGAAGCAAGACAAGCCCAATAGAAGCACGGCCTTTGAAATCAAGATTACGCCGAGCAAGGTCATACTTATCCGCTATCACAGCCTGTCCGGCAGAAGCTTTGATGATGTTGACGAACAAATCCTGTCTATCCGCAATACCGTCAATCAGGATTTGCCCAATACCGCTTACAGCTATAGCGGCTATACCGTATGGAGTATATTGACATGGTAGATACCCATCACATATATCCCGAGCTATGCAAGAAACCGCCGAAGTCACAGTTTATCCCCAAGGCGTTAAATACTGTGGAAGAACCACCCATTGCAAAAACAAGGATTTACCATGATTACACACGGCCTTTCCTGCTTGCAATGGCAACTGACAAATATTGCACGGAGTAATGCATGCCAGCTGTAGCCCGGATGAAAGATTTATGCACAGGCCACGATGCCTTTGCGCCCCGCCGTATCCGATGGGGCAGCATCAATGTGTATATCAACAACCGAGCCTGTGCCCGGGCGCATGACCGCCTGCAGTTTCATCAAAACATGCTTGGCCAACACGATGCTAGGATTGCCAAGCGCGAGAAATGTACAGTCTGGGTAAACGGCAGGCCAGCGGCATTATTGAAAGACCCACTAGACGATGCCCTGCCACAGCCCTACATTGAAACCTATATTCCCGAGAAGCGCCGGGGCGATACCCAAGAACTCATCCATCACAATTACAAAGGCATGTTTGAACTGGAACCCCGTCCGCCTGAAGAAGACGGCAAATGCGAAAGCATCATCATGACGGCCAGCCATAACGTGTTTTTTGAAAACGAGACCCTATAAGATGGCCTATTACAGCGATTTAAACCTGAATTTAAAACCGCATCCGATGACGGGCGACATTACATTACTGACAGATGCTGCAGCGGTTAAACGCGCTTTGCTGCATATTGCGCAGATGCGTCCCTATGATATTCCCTTTGAACCTGACCTGCACGGCCATATCCAATCATTGCTGTTTGAAACACCAAGCCCGGCAGTGGCAGCCGCATTGGAAAGCCGTATCAAGTGGGCGTTTAACAAACTTGAACCACGGGCAGACATCAAGAAGGTTGACGCCCATATCAGCGACGACGAGACTGGCTACCGCATCCAAATCACATTCAGCGTGCTATCGCTGCTTAACGAACAGACTATCGAATTCTTTGTGGAGCGTATCAGATGAACCCTATTGACTATAAAGGCTACCGCCAAGGCCTAAAGGATTTCTTGAAGGCTGACCCGAAATACGCGGACTATGATTTTGAAGCGGGCGGGATTGCCACGCTGCTCAACATCTTGGCATACAATGCCCATAATTTCGGCGTGTATGCCTATATGCTGAACAATGAATCCAGTATTGACAGCGCCCAATTGCAGCAATCCGTATTCAGCAAAGCCCGTGGCCTAGGCTACCTACCAAAAGGCATCAGGGCATCCCGGGTTGAAGCCGTGGTTAAGCAGACCGTTGATACTTTCCCGACTAACGGCTTTCTTGTGATGCACAAGTGGAAAACTATTACGGGTAAATCACAAAGAACTTCCGAGACAAGGCGCTTCAGCAATCCCGATGATGTTTACCTGTACGATTACACAAGGAATCCCAACGGCAGCTATACCTTTCATAGCAAGCCCACTATCCTGCAGGAAGGCGTGAAGCGCGAATGGAAATTTAAGCTGAACGAATCGGTACAGTATCAGCGTTTCGTCATCAAGGATAAAACGATTGATATTGACAGCCTGCGTGTGTATATCCGCAAATCCGAAGATGACGACGGCGAGCAATACCGCTTGGCTGACAGCGTATTCAACACGACCAGCCAAAGTCGGGTCTTCTATATCACGACCACTGCCGACGGCTACTACGAAATCTACTTTGGCAATAATGTATTTGGTAAGAAGCCTGCCCATGACGATTTGATTGTGGCCGAATACTTGTCGACCACAGGCGAACAGGGTAACGGCTGCAATGAGTTCACGCTATCCGGTTTTACCTTAGAAACTACCGAAACCAGCAGCGGCGGCTCTGACGGCGAATCCTTGGAAACGGTACGCTTTAACGCGCTCAATCATTTCCGTCGGCAAAACCGCCTGTTCCACGAAGAAGACTATAAATCCGCCATCCTTTCCCGCTTCCGCAATGTTCAGGCAGTCAATGTGTGGGGCGGGGAAGAGCATTGGCAGAAAACCTATAACCGCGTCTTCCTATCCATCAAGCCCTATTATGCCGACAAGCTGTCGAGCAGTGCCAAGGACGATATACGCAACAGCGTCTTGGAATCTGCCAAGCGCTTAGGGGCGCATCCGGTATTTGTTGACCCTGAGTTTATCGAATGCGAAATCGATGTGGTATTGATTGTCGACATGGACAAGACATCAAGCAGCTATGGCGAAGTATCCAATGCCGCGATTGATGCGGTAAGGCAGTATAACGACCGCCACTTGAACGTATTTGATACCTATCTGTCAGACGTTGCATTGAACCAAGCCATTGTGAATGCCCATCAAGGCATCAAATCCAGCTATACCCGCAAGCGCCTGAAGAAAGCCGTAACGATTGCCCGCAATAACACAGGCAAGACTGCCGTGTACTTTGGCAATGCCATCCAGCCTAAATCACTGGCTGCCACGGCACAATACGGGATATACGAGTTCAATATCTATGACGACGGCAATGGAGCAATCTATGCCGACGCCGATGCAGAGCATCCCATTCACGAAGCAATCGGCACAATCGATTACGGTTCAGGCCTAATCTACCTGCGCTATCCCACGACTGCCTATACGGGCAACGAGACCATACAATTAACAGTAACCCCCAAGCATCCTGACGTGGCCAGCGCCCTAAACAATATCGTGCGTATCACGAAGACGAGGGTAATCGATGAATAACAGCTACCTATCCTTTATCAAAGCCCGGTATCCGTCTTATGTAAACAAAGAATACCAGCGTTTTGCCAACTTGCTGACAGACTACTTCGCCTACTTGTACAAGGAAGGCAACCCCCTGCAGTATGTCAGCGATTACTTGGATAATCACGATACCAGCAACGAACAGAGCCAGTATTGGGACAAGATACTGGCCGACCTTGGCTACTTACTGGATGCGCCCATCAAGATTGAGCGACGCCAGCTTGTTACCTTCCTGCGTGATTACTACAGCGCAAGGGGCAGTAAGAACGGCCTCCATTTCCTGTTCAAGCTCCTGTATAACGACGAACCCACAGTAAGCTATCCAAGGGATGATATGCTAGTGCCGTCGTTTGCCTTGAATGAACGCAATCAAATCCTATATTGCGATTTAACCAATGTGCCTGATACGGCATTACGCCTGCTATACGAACAGCTTGCCGAGTATCAACTGCACGGCCAAGGCTTAACCAGTAATGCCCGCTTCTACGTTGACAGGTTTACCGTCATTGACAATACCGGGCGCTTGGTTATCAGTATCAGCGACAGCCTGCTACCGTTCGAGACACTACGGTTCAGCACAGGCCTTGAAGTGCCTAGCCATTGCATCCTGCAGCTATCCAACCCCACGGCCAACCGCCCCTATACCACCGATACAGTATTGCCTGTAGAAGGCGATGTGCTAAACGGCACTTACCGCATTGCCAAGATTAGCCATGGAGTAATCCAAAGCATCACTATCACTAACGGCGGTAAGAAGTATAAAGTCGGCGACGGCATTATTGCCGTATCAGGCAGCCGCAATGGCTTTTATGGTAGGGTAACAAAGGTTACGGCACAAGGCAAAATCCAGCAGGTAGCAATCGACAATCACGGGTATTACCTGTACAGCCTGCCAAGCTTGGCTGTATTATCAGAACAAGGCGAAGGCGCAGTATTGACCCCGGTATCCGATAATATCGGCAGGCCTGTAGAAATCGAAGCGGTAGAACCGACAGTGGTATCCAGCCGCTATACGACAAGGCGCTATGATGACGGCAGCCTGCAGGCAGATATTAGCCCGATTGCGGTTTATACCACAGGCCTGCTTAGGAAATCCCACACGGGCGTGCTTGAACAACAATGCGTGATTACTGACAGCTATTACTACCAAGAAAGCAGCTACCGGATACATAGCAAGATACCAAGGGCTGAATATATTGCAGCGATGAAGCGGGATAACCACCCTACAGGCAATGTATTACTATCAAGATTGCTGGTAGCCCATAAGGTAAAATACAATCCTACAGTAAGCAGCAGCATCAAGATTACGCCGTAAGATGTTAATGATTGCTTGGTGGTAATGGCGTTGACCCTCAACAACCAACCCCATGCCGAATCAAACGAAAGTATTGATTTTTAAGTAAATCATGAATTGCCCTGAATTTGTAGATAGATGTTAATGATTGACCAATCAACCGCCAGTATTCCGCTGGCGGTTTTCTTTCGCCTTTCGCCATTCGCATCACAAACGCGAAATTTGCGTTTTAAGGCCTTCAACCATTAGAGGTAGGCTAGGGTATTACCCTAATGCTTCGTCGCAATCTGTGGCGATTGTGAAGCGACTGTGGCCTATACACTGATTTCCCGCTCTTTCCTTCGGAAAACTGTAATGCCCCTGCAGATATTCCAAGGAAAAAGTGCAATACAAACTTTACGCAATCTTTACAATATGGATATTGATTTAAATACAATATGGCGTATAATGGCAACCGTAGTAGATAACAAAGAAAAACAGAAAGGAAACCAACATGTTTTACCTTGCCATTGTTCGCCATCCACAATGCGATATTGAGTATGTGCGCGATGCCAACACTGTTCGCGGTTTGAAACGCAAGATTACCAACGAATTTGCTTCAGGGTGGAATGTACGGATTGAAGCAGCCGATACCCGCGAAACCGTAGCCCGTTATGTAACCAAGTAAAGGAAACCGAAATGCCAAATCTGTTTAATCCGCCGAAAACCGTTGAACTTGACCTTGTAGGGTTGAATAGCAATGCCTTTTTCCTGATGGGCGCATTTAGTAAAGCCGCCCGCCGTCAAGGTTGGAGTTCTGAAGAGATTAACCTTGTATTGGATGAATGCCGAAGCAGCGATTACGACCATTTGCTGCAAACCCTGATTTGCCATACAATCCCAACTGCCAGCAATGACGAAGATGATAACTGGGAGGATGAAGAATGATTATGCAGTTTGAAGCTATCAATGTTGACCTTAACTCTTATAACGGGTTGTACGTTACTGTTAAGGTAGCAGCCAGCGGAAACATTGAATGCGCTACCCTGCGCAAAGCTGCCGATGGTGAGGATTTGTATGTTTCCAAAATTGAACAAAATACCTTCCCCGCCTTGATTAAACTATCCCAAGTAACAGGGATGCCGATTGAACTTGATATTCAGGAGTAATTGAGATGCTGTACATCATGGGTACTGTAACCATTATCGGGATTGCCGCTGTCGCTATCGTAGGGCGGCGTATCCTACCGTAACAATATTCAACCTTAACCCCCCTAATCACTTTTTTACATTAAAGGAAATTCATTATGCGTATCATTGAAGCCATGAAAAACTCTGCCCCGTCTGCCAGCGTAGCCTTGTTTGAAAAAGCAGTGAGTACATTGACCGAGACCCGGGTAGCCTGCGTTTACCCTGCTGAAATCAATAGCAGCGGGGAAATCACCAGCTACCGCATTGAAACGGTTGTTCATTACCCGTTTGCCAAACAGGGCGAAACCACACGAACTTCAGTGAGCAATGTTTACCCGTCCAAGGAAGCGATGCGTGAAGAAATCAAACGCTTCTTTTCTGAAGTAGAACTCGCTGATTGATTCGGCCAAGCCAAAAAAGAACCCCGCATAAAGCGGGGTTAAGTTTTTCCCAACACACATAGAGGATTTTTAGATTCCTAACTCGTTTTCAGTCATGATGACAAATTTAAACCCGTTATCATCTGCCCATTGCCGGGCATAGCGCCATTTATCGCAGTTTTGCTGATATGTAACGCATTCCTGCAAATAACGCCTTTGGGATTTATCGGTTTTCCGCTTTGGCGGTACAGGCGGTTGGGTTTCGTAATGCGGCTTCACTTCCACGGCCAGCTTTACGGTATTGCCATCCGCCTGCTTCAGCAATACAAAGAAGTCGATATAGTAATTTTTCATGCGCCCGTCTATCTGATGATAGTACGGCACGGCCACCCCTTCAGAGTTCCATTTCAGCACAGACGGGTTTAAATCACACCAAATGGCGAATTTCTTTTCCCATGTGCTGCGCATGGTAATCCTGTTTACATCCCCGACATACTTCTCGGGATGCTTGGGTTTAAACCTGAAGGGCTTGCCGTAGCGCTTGCGCATTACTCGTCCTCTTTATCGTCTTTGCCTTCTTCTTTGCCTTCAGGGTTATCTGTATCCCCTTCAGGTTCAGAGTTTTCATTCAAAGCTTGCTGCTTGGCAGCATACCAATCGCGGAATGATGGATTCCAAGTCATAGTTTTTCCTTCCTTCAAGATTGAACCGTTTTTAGCCGACCATACAGTTTGCCCGTGGCGGATAACATACTCGTGCACGTCTTCCCCGCCTTCAGAGCTGTCGCCCTGCACCAAGATAACGTCGTCACCGCCGTAATCGATGTAAACCGTGCCGGCGGAACTCCGAACAGCTTGGCAGCCGAGCGGCCTAGCCTTTGGATAGCCTTAACCAATCCCTGCTCGTTGATGTCATGGGCAGGGATGCCGATAGTGGAGACACCGTTAAGCTGGCGGTTGGTTTTTTCGCCGTCTTCCCAGACAAAGCTGTTGCGCAGTTTCGCGCCGGGTTTTGACTCACTGGGATGGCGGGTACTGCGCAGGCCGTATGCCATAAACGGGTCTTCGTCATACAACCGCTCTAGGGTTGATAGTAAAGATTGAAATTTTGCGTTCATACTAAACTTTTCCGAATTTGATATAACTATTTAGGCGATAAGGTTTAAATAGGATAAAGCATAACACCGGATACCACCCCCATGTTTGATATTATCGGGACTACCCCTTACAAGCTGGACGGGCGCGTGTATGAACTAACAAACATCTGCGCAGCCCATTTGTTCAAGCGCTTTAACATTGATAAAACTTATCTGTTTCAGGATTACTATGTACAGGCCGACATGACCCCTGAAGCAATCAGCCATGAAGTTTACGATACCACGCAATACTGGTGGGTCATCATGGTCTGCAATAACCTGATTAATCCCTATCATGCCTTGCCAGTATCACATGACCTGCTCGTGGATTACTGCAAGGCCAAGTATGGCACATCTGATAGAACCCATCATTTTTACGACACTCAAATCAAACGCTATTGCGATGATGTAGACAGCGACAAGTATCAGGCCATGCTAGACAGGAATGAAGACCTGCCTGTTTATATTATGCCTGTTTCCGTATTGGATTACGAGGTTGAACAAAACAGCCCGAAGCATAAAATCAAAATCGTTAATCCAAAGTTTGTCGCAGCGTTTGAAGAAGAATTTAGGGCACAGTTCGAATGAAAAACCTACATGCGCAGTTTGGCGATATAACCCGTTTTACCGTGATGCTAAACGGCAAAGACATCACTGAAGCGGTAGCCAACGTTTATATCAGCCAAGAGCTAACCAATCCGTTTACCACGGCAGTCTTGGATATTGCCGATACGACCAACATGATTACCCGCTACAATATCCGGCCAAATGCCAAAGTCGATATTAAGCTGAACATCAAGCAGGAAGTCGATACCGACGACAATGTACATCTATCCTTCGTCGTAATCAGCCTTGAAGATAAACGGCAGATTAACCACAAGGCCATGTCGTACACGCTGAACTGTACGACCAAAGAATACTTGGCCAATCAGAATGCCAAGGTATGCGAAGCCTTCGATGGCAAGCGCCCCGATGAAATTGTCAAGCAGGTCGTCCAAAAGCACCTGCATGCGCAGGTAAAGGATGAAAAGCCCAAGCCCGAGCAACTGGAAAGCAGCGTGCCATATCACATCAAAGACGGCAAGCGCCTGCCAAGTAGAGCCGACAATGAAATGGTCTATATTGCCACCAATATCAGCCCGCTTACCGTAGTCGCCGAAATGTGCAAGGTAGCCCTGTGTAATAATCAGGCAGACTTCGTGTTCTACACGAAAACAATTAAGAAAGGCCAAGCCAAGCTCTGTTTTGAATCACTGTCAACGCTATGGCAGCGCAAGCCCCACGTTAAGTTCATCCAGCGCCCGAATAATATCCGCGAAAACGGCGACACCAAAACCAACAAGAATTTAGAATTTACCACTTGGGCAATCGACCACTTTAATGCCTTGGTTAATGTCGCATCCGGTTATGATGCCAACCAAGTGGCCACATTCGACTTCGTGAACAAGAAATGGGAAACCGAAGACAAGAAGCGCAAAGGCGGGCAGAAAATTGGCAAGCCTGAAGCGCTTATCCACTTCATGCCCAAGCATGAAAAGATGTATGATGGCGGGGAATCGACCCTAGACAAAGGCGTAGAGTGGTTCAGCAGCCGACGCCACAGTTTGTTCAAGCTCGAACAAAACCGAATCCGCTTACAGCTTACAGGCAACTCCAAGGCCTTTAACTGGCTATCCGAAATTGCCGAACTGGATATGCCTGCCAACGACAGCTTGAGCGAGCAAAACCTAGACAGCCGTTACAAAGGCAAATACCTGATAACTGCAGTTGGACATATCATCACCAAATCCAGCTACTTTGTCAATGTCGAACTTTGCAATTGGGAGAAGTGAAGTGATGGATAATATCCAACAAAGCAATGCCTTTACCTTTGGCGAGTTCAACTGGTGGATAGGTAAGGTGGTATCCAATGAAGACACCAAGAAGCTAGGCCGGGTTAAAGTTCGCATCTATGGCTACCACAATGACGACATCAAAGATGAATCCCTGCCATGGGCATTTCCGGTACAGCCTATTACATCCGCTGCATTGGGCGGGGTAGGCTTCAGCCCAACAGGCCTAATCAAGGATAGCACTGTAATCGGCTTCTTTGCCGATGGAGACCTTTGTCAGATGCCGATAGTATTAGGCAGCCTTGGCGGTATCCCTGAAGAAGATGGATTAACCCCGACAGAACCGGATACCAACAGGCTTGCCCGCAAAGAAAAGATTGAAGAAACGATTGTCAAGAAGAAAAAGGAAAGGATACAGACGGCCAAGACTGCCTTTGGTGGTTCGTGGACTGAACCTGTTACGCCTTACAATGCCCGCTATCCGTTAAATCATACCTATGCAACACCCAACGGCATCATCTATGAAATCGATGACAGCAATAACCGCATAGCCATGTGGCATCCATCCGGTACATTCATGGAATACCATCCCGACGGCAAACGGGTTTACAAGAACATGAATGACGACATTGAAATCATCTACAAGGATAAAAAGCTACTGGTTAAAGGCAACTGCCATATCACAGTGGAAGGTAATGCCAACATCCTAGTACAAGGCAATGCTGCCACGGAAATCATGGGTAACCAGCATACCAAAGTTCACGGCAGCCGAAACACGGAAATCATGGGCAACGACAGATTGACTGTATACGGCAATCAAACCAGCGATACCAAAGGCAACGAGCGGCGCAGGGCGAGCAACATTTACTTGAACTAGGCCACAGACGCTTCACAATCGCCACAGATTGCGATGGCATGCTAGAGTAATACAATCCCCTTACCCAAGGGGATTTTTCATTTCTGCAGCCTAAATAATGGCATACAAACCTATAAGGAAAATTGATTATGGCTCTTCCCAAACTCAACACCCCAATCTACAGCTATACCCTACCGGATAGCAAACGCGAAATTAAGTTCAGACCCTTACTGGCAGGCGAATACAAGGCATTACTGACCATTGTGGCTTTTGAAGATGTGTCAGCCATTGCCAACACGGTACTGGAAGTCTTGACCCGCTGTGTTACCGACGGCACAGACGTAACCAAGTTATCGTTTGTCGACGTTGAATCGTTATTCTTGCGCCTGTATGCCAAGAGCAGCGAAAACGCCATTACTATACAGATGCGATGCACCGAGCCTGATAAAGACGGCAAGCCTTGCGATACCAGTTTCAACCTGCCTGTCGTGATTGCCGATGTTACTGTAACCGAAAATCCGATTAGCAATATCGTCGACCTTGGCGACGGGGTTGGTATCAAACTGAAATATCCGCCTTTCGGCGCATGGTTTATTCATCAAGACGATGCTGCCGACGATGACGCCATTGTGATTGACTGTATCGAATCCATTTTTGACAAGGAAGGCGTTTATGAACCTTTGGTCGATGCCAGCCTTGAAGAAGTATTGGATTTCTTAGAAGCCTTGCCACAGGAAGCGGCGGAACAGATTACCGATTTTATCGACAATATGCCGGAAGTATATTGGTCAAGGGAAATTACTTGCCCGAAATGCAAACATACCGAGCGCTTTACCCTGCAGGGGCTTTACAGTTTTTTCGCATGATTTTTGACATGAACGGCTTGACAGAGTGGCACAAGCGCGTTTTCCTACTTTCGCACAAATACGGCTTACCCCCGTCTGAAATAGATGCCATGCCGTATTTGGAGCTGAAAATGTATCTGATAATGTTTGCCGCTTGGAAGGATGAAACCAAATGAGTTTGTTTGGCGGTAAGAAGGATGCGACGCCCAGGCGCAATAAAGACGGTACGTTCAAGAAGCGCAGCCGCTTGGGATTGCTGACTAAAAAAGTAAAAGAAGATGTGAAAGAGCGTCTTAGCCTACATGCGTTATGGGGCTATGGCACAGAGAACTCACGCCTTGGCCAATCTATCGAGAAGGGTGCTACTGATACGTGGCGCCACCTTACCGCTAAACCAAAGCAGAAAGGCGAAGCTAAGGACAAGCCCGAAGCAGAGAAGAAAGAAGAAGCGGTTAAGGAAGAGCAGCCTAAGCAATCAACACAAACTGCGCAGCCAGCCCCTAGCGCCACAGTAGATGGCAATACCGCTAGGCAGATGTCTGACGACCGCATCCATCAAAAGCTTGTTGATATTGATGATGGTATTACCCGCCTTGACAGCCATATTACGGGTGGATTAAACAAAACCGCGTCAATCATCCGGGAAACCGCTAATACCAATCAACCCGATGCCAAGCCTTCCAGTACCGAGAAGGCCAAGATTGAGCGCTTCCAACGCGAGAGCGTGAAGACTGCAGCGGATAAGCAGATTGATACCATTCGCCAAGTATCCAACCCTAAGCCGCTTGTGGCCAAATCTGATGAAGAACAGGTTAAGCAGCGCAGGCAGATGGAAAAGGTTGCCACTATCCTTGAAAAGATACTGGCCGAGCAGCAGAAAGACAAAACCGAACAGAAAGCCGATGAGCGCAAAGAAGGCCGTGGCCGTCGCTTTATCCGAGAAATGACACAAGGCCGTGGCACACTTCGAGATAGAGCAAGAAGGTTTGCCCGCCGAGAAAGGCGCTTTGGGCGCGTTAGGATGGGTCGAAGCATCCAAGGCATGCAACGGGCTGTTCAACGTGCCAACCGCCGTACACGCGCAGCAGGGCGCTTGGCAAGCAGGGTATCCCGCCAATATGCAGCCCGAGCCGCTTCTTTGGCTTCTACAGGCTTGCGTACTTCAGGCACGGCCTTGAGGACTGTTGGCGCTAGGGCATTGCCGTTACTGGCTTCAGGCGCAGGCGCATTGAAGGCAGGGGCAACAGGATTGGGTTCAAAAGCGGTAGGTCTAGGCCGTGGCGCATTGGGGATGGGCGCAAGGGCTTTACCGATGCTGGGTACGATGGGCAGCAATGCCGTGGGTGCAATAGGCAGCCTAGGAGCTGCTCCGATTGCTGCAGGTACTGCCGCTTTGGTGTTTGGCGGTACTGGCCTTTACGCTGCCTACAAGGCTGCCCGTGGCGAAGATGCTTCAAACTGGATTAGCAACTTGACCGACAAAGGCGTTCAAGCCATTACAGGTGACAAGGACGCCAGCCTTGGCACGAAGATTTACGACTGGCTGCATCCTGAAGAAGCGAAAGGCCTTAATCCTGCGCCTACCATCAAGCAGGATGCCCAAAGAAAGCTCGACGATGCCGTGAAGCAGGCAGCCGCTATACCGACATTAGACGGCAAGCCCGCTATATCGCCTACCCTGCAGAGGGAAATAACGGCAGAGCCGACTATCCAGCCTGAAGCGCCGACTCAACCACAAGAAAGCATGAAGCCAGCCCCGGCATCAACCATGACTGCCGAACCTGCAGCCAACCCGATGACGCCGACATTAACCGAAAGCGCCAAACAGGAAACGGCGACCGAGAAGGCTGTTCAGCAACAGCAGGCCAATCCCAAGCCAGTCATTGTGCCTGCTCCGACTACCGCCCCGCAAAAACAGATTGAAGGCGGTTCAGGCCATAACGGTGGTAAAGGCGAACAACCTGCCATTGCCACAAGGGCAGTCGACAGCACATTACGCCGACTAGGCGAATCATTCATCTTTGCCACCGTGTAAATAGTGGCACGAATAACCCATAGGATACAATTACTATGTCTTGGTTTACCAAATTATTCGGCAATCCGGTTGACCCTATCGAACGCGATACGGCGATTACTGTCGATACCATGCCTGACGGCACGGCGAGTTATGATGATGTAGGGTCGCAAAACATTGTCGACTTCAACATCATCCGCCACGATATTGCCAACCTGCCACAGACTGAAGCGGATGCGATTGCCCGCTATCGCAGCATTGCTCTATCAGCCGAAGTATCCGAGGCCGGGCAGGAAATCATAAA